TGCAGGTGGGCGCGGTGGCCGTCGAACGCGTCGATCTGATCCACGCCGCCGGACCCGAGCGCCCGTTCGTATGCCGCATCTCCGCGCGCCGCATCGACGCCCGCGTCACCGATGTCACCCCGTACCGGCAGTGGGCCCACTTCAACCGCCGCGGCGACCTCGAGTACCTCACCGACAACGCCGATGACCTGTTCCTCAACCGCCTGAGCGCGCAGTACCAGACCCTGCTGATGAACCGGACGCCGGCGGTGGAGCACGTCGAGGTGGCGCCGCTCGGCCCGCGGCGCTGGCGCCTGACCCTGCTGGACGCCGACCCGCTGGGCACGCTGCCCCGGCGCCTCTACGTGGACGCGGCCGGGCCCTGATGGCAGGCGCCGCCTTGGCGCCTGCGACCAGCCTCCGGGTTGGGTGGCGCTGGAGCGGCGACACGCTGCCGTGCGACAGCCAACGCGCACGGGCGGCGCGCTGGGTCTCAATCGCCCTTGTCGCTCTACCGAGCGCTCGCCACAAGGCCGCAAGCAGCGCAGCGCTGAACGTTGAACGGGGACCCGTCGGGTTCGTGCGACGGCGAACGACCAAAGCCCCTGCCCTAAGATCATGGCGTTCCACCGACGGTGGCCGGCGAGGCGGCGCGACCCCCTCGCCCTCGCGATCCCTCCACGCCGATGGCGGCCGACGCCGCCCCGATCCCGATCCTCCGATGACCTCCGGTTCCCGGCCGAGCCCCCAGCCCGCCGACCTCTCGGCGCACACGCCGATGATGCAGGGGTACTTCTCCTAGGTATCGCGCCAGTTCCACGTGGAACTTACGCCGTAATCTACGCTGGACGGCGGGCGCCGCGGGTCGCGCAAGGCAGGCCCGCATGAGCGACGCCTACCTCCAGTTCCTACGCGAGAAGATCAAGCTCGCGCGTTTCACCGGCTTCGATGTCGATCCGGCCGAGATCAACCCGGCGCTCAAGCCGCACACGCGCGACATCGTGCGCTGGATGGCCAAGGGCGGCAGCCGCGCCGTGTTCGCGTCCTTCGGCCTGCACAAGACCGCGACGCAGCTCGAGTGGCTGCGCCTGGTCGGCAAGCACCGGCCCGGCCTGCGCCTGCAGGTGCTGCCACTGGGCGTGCGGCAGGAGTTCTTCCGCGAGGTGCGCGAGCGCTTCACCGGCGAGCACGCCATCGACCTGCGGTTCATCCGCAGCGACAGCGAGATCGGCGACGAGCGCACGATCTACCTGACGAATTACGAGAGCGTGCGCGAGGGCAAGCTCACGCCCAGCCTCTTCCGTGCGGCGAGCCTGGACGAAGCCAGCATCCTGCGCAGCTTCGGCAGCAAGACCTACCAGGAGTTCCTGCCGGCCTTCGCGCCCGTCGAGTTCAAGGCGGTGGCCACGGCAACGCCGGACCCGAACCGCTACAAGGAACTGATCCACTACGCCGGCTACCTCGGCGTCATGGACACCGGCCAGGCCCTCACGCGCTTCTTCCAGCGCGACAGCGAGAAGGCGGGCAACCTCACCCTGTACCCGCACAAGGAAGCCGAGTTCTGGCTGTGGGTGGCGAGCTGGGCTGTCTTCATCACGAAGCCGAGCGACCTCGGCCACGATGACACCGGCTACAGCCTGCCTGAGCTTGATGTGCGGTGGCACGAGATCGCCAGCGACTACGGCCGGGCCGGGCACGACGGCAACGGCCAGGGTCTACTGATTCAGGACGTGGCCATGAGCCTGCCGGCCGCGGCGCGCGAGAAGCGCGAGAGTATGCCGACGCGCGTGGCCAAGGTCCGCGAACTGGTCAACGAAGCCCCCGACGATCACTTCATCGTCTGGCACGACCTCGAGGACGAGCGCCACGCCATCCGCGAGCAGATCCCCGATGCAGTGAGCGTGTGGGGCACGCAGGATCTCGACGAGCGCGAGCGCCTCATCATGGGCTTCAGCGATGGCGAGTTCCGCATCCTGTCGACCAAGCCGATCATCGCCGGCAGTGGCTGCAACTTCCAGCGGCACTGCCACCGCGAGATCTTCGCCGGCATTGGGTTCAAGTTCAACGACTTCATCCAGGCCGTGCACCGCGTGCATCGGTTCGGCCAGGCGCAGGCCTGCCGCATCGACATCGTGCACACCGAGGCCGAGCGCGAAGTCGTCGCCACGCTGAAGGCGAAGTGGCAGCGGCACGAGACGCAGCAGCAGCGCATGGCCGAGCTGGTGCGCATGTACGGCCTCGATCACCTGGCGATGCAGGACACGCTGGCCAGGACCATCGGCGTGCAGCGCCGCGTGGTGAAGGGCGAGCGCTTCGAGGTGGCGAACAACGACGCGGTGCTCGAGGCGCGCGCGCGGCCCGATGCGTCGGTCGACCTCATCGTCACCTCGATCCCGTTCGCCAATCACTACGAATACACGCCGACCTACAACGACTTCGGGCACACGGAAGGCAATGAGCACTTCTGGGCCCAGATGGACTTCCTGACGCCGGAGCTGGTCCGCATCCTGAAGCCGGGCCGCATCGCCTGCGTGCACGTCAAGGACCGCGTCCTCTTCCAGAGCGTGACCGGGCTCGGCGCTCCGACGATGGACTACTTCCACGAGGAGTGCTCGTTCCACCTGCGCAAGCATGGCCTCGTGAAGATGGCCATGATCGTCGTCACCACCGACGTGGTGCGGGAGAACAATCAGACCTACCGCCTCGGCTGGACCGAGATGCGCAAGGACGGCACGAAGATGGGCACCGGCTGCTCGGAATACGTGCTCATCTTCCGCAAGCCGCAGACCGACCTTAGCCGCGGCTATGCCGATGAGCCGGTGTCGAAGTCGGAGCGCGAGTACAGCCTCGCGCGCTGGCAGGTCGATGCGCACAACTACTGGCGCAGCAGCGGCGACCGGCTTCTTACGGCCGACGAGATGGCCCGCATGGGGCCTGGCAAGCTACCGAAGTTCTTCGCCGAGGACAGCCTGCGCCGCGTGTATGACTACGAGCGCCACGTGGCCATCGGCGACGCGCTGGCCGAGCGCGACGCGCTGCCGAAGCTGTTTGCCTGCCTGTCGCAGGCGAGTCCGGACCCTAACGTCTGGACCGACGTTGCCCGCATGCGCACGCTCAACGGCGAGCAAGCCACGCGTGCCGTCGAGAAGCACGTCTGCCCGCTGCAGTTCGACATCGTCGATCGCCTCATCGAGCGCTTCAGCAACCGCGGCGAGCTGGTCTACGACCCCTTCCACGGCCTTGGCACCGTGGGCGTGCGCGCGATCAAGCTGGGCCGGCGCGCCGGCGGCTCCGAGCTAAGCGGCGCGTACTTCGCCGACCAAGTGCACTACCTGCAGGCGGCCGAGCGCGAGCAGGCGACGCCTTCGCTCTTCGACCTCGAGCCGGAGGCCGCGTGCTGAAGCCGCAGTTCATCCTCAACTTCGCAGCGAAGCTCGTCGTCGTGCTCTTTGCCGGCGCCGGCGGCAGTTGCACGGGCATCGAGCAGGCGATCGGGCGGCACGTGGACATCGCTGCGAACCACAACCCGACGGCGCTTTCCTGCCACCAGCGCAACCACCCGCAGACCCGGCACTATCGAGAGGACGTGCGCCGGCTGGATCCGCGCGAGTTGTGCGGCAACAAGCCTGTGGGCTACCTGCACTTGAGCCCCGACTGCACCCACTTCAGCCAGGCCAAGGGCGGCCAGCCACGCGACGACGAGATCCGCTCGCTGCCCTGGGTTGCGATGCGCTGGGCGGGCACGGTCAAGCCAGACGTGATCACGCTGGAGAACGTGAAGGAGATCCAGAAGTGGGGCCGGCTCATCGCGAAGCGCGATCCGAAGACCGGCCGCGTGATCAAGCTCGACGGCACCGTGGCCCAGCCCGGTGAGGTGACGCCGCGGCGCGATCAGTTCCTGATTCCGGACCCGAAGGCCGTCGGCAATACTTGGCGGCGCTACCTCGCAACGTTCCGGGAGCACGGCTACGTGGCCGAGGTGCGCGTGCTGCGCGCCGCCGACTTTGGGGTGCCGACGAAGCGCGCGCGCCTGTTCATCGTGGCGCGCCGGGACGGCATGCCGATCGTGTGGCCGGAGCCAACCCACTTCGAGCGGCCGCAGCGCCACCAAGCTGGCTGGGTCGCCGCGCACACGTGCATCGACTTCTCGCTGCCGAGCAAGAGCATCTTCGATCGGCCGAGGCCGCTCGCTGATGCCACGCTGCGCCGCGTGGCGCGCGGCTTGAAGAAGTTCGTTCTCGACAGCGGGGACCCGTTCATCGTGCCGGTGACCCACGGCGGCAGCGAGCGTGTGCAAGACGTGCGTGCGCCACTGGCCACCGTCACGACCGCTCGGTGTGGCGAGTTCATGCTCGCGGTTCCGACCCTCGTGCAGACCGGATACGGCGAGCGCGGCGGCCAGGCACCTCGTTCGCTCGACATCGCCGAGCCGCTCGGTACCGTGGTGGCCGGCGGCGCCAAGCATGCACTGGTCAGCGCGTTCGTGGCGCAGGCCAATGCCGGGTTCGCAGAGCGAGCCGGGCCGCTGCCGGGCAACGACGCCCGGCAGCCGTTCACCACGATCACGCAGAGGGGCAGCCAGCAGCAGCCGGTGACGGCGCACCTTGCGCGCCTGCGCAACAACTGCGATGCGCGCGACATGCGCGAGCCGCTGCACGTCATCAGCGCGCAGGGCCAGCACCACGCGCTCGTCGAGTACCGCCTGAGCCCTGAGGCCGAGGCGGGCGCGCTGCGCTGCGCGGCGTTCCTGATGAGCTACTACTCCGAGGGCGGCCAATGGGCCGACCTGCGCGACCCGGCCAGCACGATCACCACGCGCGACCGGCTGGCGCTCGTGACCGTGTGGATCAAAGGCGACCCCTACGTCGTCGTCGACATCTGCCTGCGCATGCTGACTCCGCGCGAGCTGGCCAGTGCGATGAGCTTCCCAGCCGACTACGACATCGAACGCGGGCACGACGGCCGCAGGTTCACCAAGAGCGAGCAGGTCTTCATGATCGGCAACGCCGTGCCGCCGCTGCTGCAGCGCGTGCTGACGGCCGCGGTGTACAGCGACGAGCCGCTGCCCGAGCTGCGGGAGGCCGCGTAGATGGTGTACGTCGACGACATGCGCACGCCCTTCGGGCGGATGCTCATGTGCCACATGATCGCGGACACCACGGCCGAGCTGCTCGTCATGGCCGACAAAATCGGCATGAAGCGCGAGTGGCTGCAGGCGCCGGGCACGACGAAAGAGCACTTCGACCTGTCGCTGGCGAAGCGGCGCCAGGCGCTGCTCGCGGGGGCCAAGGCGATCACGCGCCACGAGATGGGCGAGATCCTGAAGGCCAGGCGCCTCGCCGCCGCAGCGGCAGCACGCCGGCCGCAGGACGATGAAGCGCACGAGGCGCCGGACCAGGACGCGCCGTGATCCGCGAGCAGCCGTTCCTGCTGAACACCGGGCCGTGGATCGAAGTCCGAGATGGTGACCATACGGCTGCCGCTTTGTTCGATCGCCACTACTCGCGCAACCGCAACGCCGTCGGCGACCCGCGCGTGGCTGGCCCTGGCGAGAAGATGGTGCTGCTGACGCCCTGCGCTCGCGCGCTGTTCGTCTGGCGCAAGTTCATCACGAAGGACCCTAGCGCCGGGCCCGAGGACGTGAACTGCGCCATCTTCCGCAACGAAGGCGCCGGCCTTTCAAGCGAGCTGATCCGCGCGGCGATGCCTCTCGCCTGGGCCAAGTGGGGCTGGCAGCGGTGCTACACCTACGTCAACCCGCGCCGCGTGCGCAGCTCGAACCCGGGCTATTGCTTCCTGATGGCCGGCTGGCGACGGTGCGGCATCACGAAGACGCGCCGGCTGCTGGTGCTGGAGCACTGCACATGAGTGCCCGCGTCATCCACTGCTGCATCGACATCGGCTGGGTGCTCCACCGCGGCGGTGCGCGCGAAATGGCCGGGCACGTGCGTGTGCCGACTGCGATCTCTCCCAAGCCTGCCCTTGCCGAGCGCTGCTCGACAGAGGCCGAGATCATGACCTGGGCCGCGATCCTGCAGGCCAAGGGTTTCGACGCCATCCCGACGTGCGGCAACCACGACGCGCGCGGGTACTGCAGGGGCTGCGCCAGATGAGCGAAACCAAGGTCGATGCGTGGATGCCGCTGTGGATCGGCTCGTATCTGGCCGACACCACGCACCTCTCGCGCGACCAGCACGGCGGCTACCTGCTGCTGCTCATGGCCTACTGGCGCAACAAGGGTCCGCTGATCGATCGCGGCGACGCGCTGGCCAACATCGTCAAGGCCACGCCTGGCGAGTGGCGCCGCAAGCTGCGCCCAGTGCTCGAGCAGTTCTTCAACGTCGACGGCGAGGTGTGGACGCACGGGCGCGCCGAGCGCGAGCTCGAAGCGGCCGGCATGCGCAAGGCGGCCGCCGTGAACAAGGCCCAAGCAGCTGCCGAAGCACGCTGGGAGAAGCACCGCAAGGAATGCTCCGAGCATGCTCCAAGCAGTGCACAAGCACTGCTCAAGGACTGCCCTACACCATCACCTATCTCTTCTCTTCCTTCGTCAGAGAAGAGAGCGCCGCGCAAGCGCAGCGCCGCCCCGGCTGTGGACAAGCCCGAAGGCGTGAGCGAAGAGGCCTGGCGAGACTGGCTCGACCTGCGCCGGCGCAAGCGCGCCAGTGTCACGCCGCTCGTGCTCGAGTTCGCGCAGCAGGAGGCGGCCAAGGCGAGCCTCACGCTCGACCAGTTCCTGCGCGCCTGGGTCTACCGAGGCAGCCAGGGCCTGCAAGCCGAGTGGCTGACCAGCAGCGACCGGGCGCGTGTGGTCCCGACAGCGCCGCCGCCGGCCGAGAGCGCCGAGTCGATTGAGCGGCGGCGCCGTGAGGCGCAGTACGAGGCCGATATGCGCGACCCCGCGAAGCGGGCCCAGATGAACGCCGTGCGCGCGGCCGCGCTCGGTGCCGTGAAAGTCGCCGGCCGAGCTCCGGCAGGCGCACCAGCGGCCGCGCCGACCCAGGCCGCCGCAACCACCTAGGAGAACGACATGCAACGACCTTCGGCGAGCGCGCGCGCCGGCAACGGCACTGCCAAGGGGCAGGTGTTCGGCGCCCGTGCCTCGGCCCAGCAAGCCCAGCAGCACCGGCCAGCCGAGCTGCGCCAGCAGGTGAACCAGATCATCGGCGCAGCCGAAGCGCCCGCGCCGATCGCCGAGATCCCGGCCGCGGTCGACGCGCTGCACAAGGTGATCGACGAGGCCGACCACCTGCTGTCGTCGCTCGCCGCTCGCCTGGAGCCGGTCCTCGGGCCGCAGCCCGAGTCGACCGCTGGCGCGCACGAGGGGGTCGATGGCTCCTGCTCGCTGTCGCAGCAGATCAACGTCGCAACCGGCCGCCTGCGGACGCTCATCGCCCAGTTGAGCAACACGCACGCGGCGCTGCGCCTGACCTGAGAGCGCATGTGGCCGACGAGTTCGCCAGGGTCGTTGCGTCAAGGGAGGAGGCGCACTCAGCTGCGCAGCTTGCCTACGCGCACGCCCGGGCGATCATCGAAAACGGCCGGCCAGCACGCATCGAAGCGCGTGAGCACGAAGACGACCGCTCGCTGCAGCAGAACCGCTTCTACTGGGGCGCGTGCCTGCGCGACATCAGCGAGCAGGCCAAGATCGAAGGGCAGCGCTACACGGTCGACGCCTGGCACGAGCTCTTCCGTCGGCAGTTCCTCGGCTACGAGATCGAGAAGGTCTACGTGGCCGGCCGCAAGCGGCCCGTGATCAACCGGCGCCTGAAGAGCACCACGAAGCTCAAGGTGCGCGGCTTCAGCAAGTACCTCGACGAGGTGCAGGCCTTCGCCGCCACCGAGCTCGGCGTGGAGTTCTCTGTGGCCAAGTGGCAGGACTACCAGGAATGAAGGAGCGACCCATGCCCACACCGTTCGCTGACCGCATCCGCGCCCTGCCGGCGCCGGACATGTCCTCGGAGAGCGCCGAGGTGTGCGACCGAAGGGCCGCGGCACGCATCGGCAGCCAGGCCGACAGCGTCGTGCAAGCCGCCCGCACGCTGCTCGATGAAATGTGCGGCGTCGTGATGCCCACGACGGTCGTCGAGCGCGCCGAGGCCCTCGGCATTGCGCTGGAGGCCGGCGAGTGATCGCCGCTCAGCGTTCGGGCGGCGGTTCGAGCTCGTCGGTCTCGCTGGTGCACGACAGCGACGCGGTGCGGAACTGCGCATCGCGCCACACGAAGCACTGCTTGCGGACCACGGTGAAGCCGTTGGACGCTGGTGCCTCGACCAGCACCAGCTCGTGCTCGCCGACCGCCCAGCGGTGCGTGCGCACTGGTTGCGCCAGGTCGGCCGCCACCCGATCGGCCCGAGCCTTGCGCCGCTCGCCTTTCGGCGCCGGTTCGCCGCTGCGCGCAACGACCGCCACGACGGCGATGGCCGCGATGGCCAGAACGGCCAGGACGGTGTGGCGACGCTGCATCGGGCCATTGTGACCGTAGAGCATGGTGCAGCACCACGACAACATCAGCGCCGACATCCCCGAAGACCTTGCGGCGGCCGACGAGGCGCTCACGCGCTACGGGCAGTGGGCTAGCGACCGCCACCGCCGGCGCCAGCGGTGCGGCAGTGCCGAGCGCGAATACCGGCCGGGTGGTTGGCGAAACGACGAGGCGCGGCGTGCGCCGGCGCCCATTCGGATGACGCCGGCCGAGGCGATGGTCTGCCAGCGGGCGCTGGCCAGGGTGCAGGACATCGACCGCGTCGTGCTGGCCATCCTGTACGTGCCGCGTCGGCTGCCGCCGGAGGCCCAGCTGCGCCTCCTGCGCATCCCCCCGCGTCTCAGCCAGGAGCGGCACCTGCGCGGGCTGCGCGCCTTCTGGAACATCCGCAAGATCATGGATGTGCCAGTGTCGATGGCGCCCGCGCCCGCGCCGCCCAGCCCCACAATGTCTCGCCCCCACGTCGTTGTGCACGACAGGCGCGAGTTCGAGGAGACCATCCCGTGACATCCACCCAGCGCGCAGCCGCCATGCTGCTGGCCCTGGCGCTCGCCGCCTGTGGTGGCGGTGGCGACGATGGAGATCCTCAGGCGCAGACTCCGGCGCAGCCAGCGCCGCGCGTCATGACCCTGGCCGACGTGACGGTGGCCGACAGCCAGACCCCGGCCGGAGCATCGACCAGCGAGTACAGCGTCGGCCTGAGCGGGCCGCAGTTCGTGGTGCCGGCCGGCGCAACGTCGGTCGAAGCATGTGCCGACGCAAGGATGGTCGTCTACACCGCCACGGCCTCGCGCGTGGCGCTCGAGACCACCCTGGGGGGCGTCAGCGGCGGTGCGGCGGCGCCGGCGATGACCATGGACCTGCCGGGGCCGGCCGGCGCGGCGCTGACGGTCAAGCGGTGCGCGCCGGTGACCAACGCGGCGGCGCTCGCGATCTTCATGCGGGCCACCGCCACCAGCGCTACGATGTACCGCTACGAGGCGACGGTGAGGTGGACGGTGCAGGCGGTGGTCCCTTGAAAGCGCTGGCGCTGCTGGTCGCAGCTGCCTGGCTCGCCGGGTGTGCCACCAGCCCGAGCCGCGAAGCGGCGAATGTGCAAGCCGCTGACGAGCGCGCGGTCGCCTCATGCAGGTTCGTCGGCGACGTTCAGGGTTCCTCCGGCTGGGGCGGGTTCGCGGCATCGACTGGCATGCAGAACGCGCGCAACGAGGCACAGGAGGCGGCCGCGAGACTCGGCGCCACGCACGTCGTGTGGGCCGCAGCAGCTGGCGGGTTCTCGCCGTCGGCCGCAGGGAGGGCCTACCGATGCTGATCGAAGTGCCACCGCTGGCGCCGCCTCCGTCACCGCAGGTGGCGCAAGAAAGTCACCCAGTGATGGCGCGCCGCTACTTCATGCTGTGCGCGCGCTGCGCGCCAGCCAACGCCGAGGTGCTGACAATCTCAGTCGGTGGCCCTTGCGACCACTGCGGCGCCACCACAGGGGACTTCTCCGCGATCCGCTTGTCTGAGGTGGCGCGCTTGCTCGGTTCCCGCGCTACACTCCCGGCCACCTGATACCGAATCAGTGGTGCGGCATGCCGGAAGGGCAGCCGCAGCCACCACCAGACGAAGCCCGCGGCGCCGCAAGGTCCGCGGGCTTCGCGCTTTCTGGCCTGCTCTACCGCACCACCGGCCATCCTCGCCCGCCAGGGCACGGCCACCGCGGCACCAGGCCCACGCCATCGCCGGGCCGAGCGGCGAGCAAAGAGCCCCGGCAGCCGCCGACGTGGTTAGACGAGCCAGCCCGGCACCTCCTGCGGACCAGCGGCGGGCGGCGGCAACCGAACACGGAGCATGACCTGGATGATCCAAGTGGCCGATGACGACCGCGGCGGCGAGCTGCTGCACGTCATCCCGATCGAGGACCTGCGCCCGCACGACACCGGCGCCTGCTGGTGCAAGCCGCAGCCCGATTCGGAATACCTGGACGTCATCGTGCACAACGCCCTGGACCGCCGCGAGGCGTTCGAGCGCGGGGAAAGGCTGCCGTCGTGAGCGACGACCAGGCCAAACCCGGATCCAAGCCGGCCGGCGGCCGGGACTGGGAGGCCATCGAGCGCGAGTACCGCGCCGGCGCCCGCTCGGTGCGCGAGATCGCCGCCGAGTTCGGCGTCAGCCACACCGCCATCCAGAAGCGCGCCAAGGATCACGGCTGGACCCGCGACCTTGCCGCCCGCGTCAAGGCCAAGGCCGACGCGCTGGTTGCCAAAGAGCAGGTTGCCAAGGAAGTTGCCGCTGGCAACGCGGTGGCAACTGCTGCATCCGAGGCTCTCACCGTCGAGGTGGAAGCCAAGGTCCAGGCTCGCATCCGGCTGGACCACCGCAAGGACATCGGCCGCGCCCGGGTGCTGCTCGCGAAGCTCATCGGCGAGCTCGAGGAGCAGACCGACAACCTCGGCACCTTCGAGCAGCTGCTCGAAGCCCTGGCCGACGTGCCCGATGGCGAGGACAAGGACAAGGCATCTGATCGGCGCAAGCGCCTGATGGAGCAGTGGCACCGCGCCATGAGCCTGGGCGGCCGGGCCGACGTGATGAAGAAGCTCGCCGACACGCTCAAGGTGGTGGTTGACAAGGAGCGCGAGGCCCATGGAATGGAGCTTGCCGGCGGCGCCTCGGGCAAGGACCTTCCGGTCGTGAGCGTGCGCGACCTGACGGGACGCAAGTAGATGGGCGCCTTCCACTACGAGTATGCCCCGCAGGGCCCGACCCTCGAGCGGTTCATCCTGGACGCTTCGCGCCGCGTGCTGATCCGCGGCCCGCTCGGCTCAGGCAAGACCAACGCGAGCTGCTGGAAGCTCTGGCGCGGCATGTGCGGCCAGCAGCCCAACAGCAGCGGCGTGCGCAAGAGCCGGTGGCTGGCGGTGCGCAACACCTATCCGGATCTGATGGGCACGACGGCCAAGGACTGGCTCGAGCTCTTCGGCGACCTTGGCCACTTCGTGAAGGGTGGGCTGGAGCCGCCAACGCACACCCTGGCTTTCGCGCTCGACGACAAGACGGTGGTGAACGCCGAGGTGATCTTTCTGGCGCTGGACCGGGCCGAGCACGTGCGCAAGCTGCGCGGCTCTCAGATCACCGGCGCCTGGCTCAACGAGACGAAGGAGCTGCCCTTCGCCGTCGTGCAGATGCTCGACCTGCGGGTCGGCCGCTACCCGATGGAGGTGGAGCCGACCTGGTACGGCATCTTCGGCGACACCAACTCGCCGGACACCGACCACTGGTACTACCGGCTGGCCGAGGTGGACAAGCCCGAGGGCTGGTCTTTCCACACGCAGCCCGGCGGCCTAGTGCGCCAGGGCCCCGAGGCGCCGTGGGAGTTCAACCCGGCCGCCGAGAACGTGAGCAATCTGCCCGGCCGGCACCGGTACTACGTCGATGGCGCGCAAGGCAAGACCGACGACTGGATCAAGGTCAACCTGGCCAACGAATACGGCTTCGCCATCGACGGCAAGCCGGTCTACCCCGACTACAAGGACAGCGTGCACTGCCGCGAGTTCGATCTCGTGAAGCCCTGGGGCATGCACATCGGCTTGGACTTCGGCCTGACGCCGGCGGCGCTGCTTGGCCAGCGCACACCCTCGGGCCAGTGGCGGGTGTTCGACGAGCTCGTCACCGAGGACACCGGCGTGATCCGCTTCGCCACCGAGCTGAAGCGCTTCCTTGCCGACCGCTACCCAGGTGTGCCCATCCGCTCGATCACCGGCGACCCGTCTGGTGACCAGCGCCAGGAGGGAGACAACGAGGAGCGCACGGTCTTCCAGCTGCTTATCGCCAACCAGGTGGCGGCAGTGCCCGCTTCGACCAACGACTTCTCGATGCGCACGGAGGCCTTCGCGGCGCCGATGCGGCGAATGATCGACGGGCAACCGGGCTTCCTGATCCACCCTCGCTGCACGGTGACGCGCAAGGGCCTGGCGGGCGGCTACCACTTCCGCCGCGTGAAGGTGTCGGGCGACGAGCGCTACCGCGATGAGCCAGACAAGAACCGCTTCTCGCACCCTTGCGAGGCCGGCCAGTACATGGTGCTTGGCGCCGGCGAGGGCGCCGTGATCGTGGCCAACGACAGCCGCGACGAGGACGCGGAAGCCTATCGCCGCTCGCGTGGCTACGAAGACGAGGACGCGCACGCATGAGGCTGCTTCCCACCGTCATCGACTACGGCGCCCCGAACGAAGCCCGCGACCAAGCGGCCAAGGACGGCTACTCGCTGCGCGCGCTTGAGTCCCTGATCGCCGACTGCGAAGCCCAGCCCGACTGGCGCTGGCGCGCCGACCGGGCCCATGCCTTCTACGACATGGGCAAGCAGCTCACGCCGCAGCAGGAGGCCAAGATCCGCCGCGACTGGGGCATCGAGCCGCGCCAGACCAACCTCGTGCACGGCGTCATCAACGGCGTGCTCGGGCATGAGGCCAAGGCCCGCTCGGACGTGCGCGTCGAGGCCGACGAGGACGAGAACGCCGACATGTGCGACGTGTTCAACGTGCGCATGAAAGAGGCCACACGCGAGTCTGTGGCCGACATGGCCATCTCCAACGCCTACGCCTCGAAGGTCAAAGGGGGCCTCGGCTGGGTGGAGGTAAGCCGCGCCTCGGACCCGCTCGACTACCCGTACCGCGTGCGCGACATCCACCGCAACGAGATCTGGTACGACTGGCGAGCCCGGCAGGTCGACCTGAGCGATGCCCGCTGGCAGGTGCGCAAGCGCTGGGAAGACCTGGACGAAGCCATCGCGCTGATGCCGCAGTTCAAGGAGATCCTGAAGTGCGCGGTGAGCGGCTGGGACATGGTGAACCTGCCCGAGGACACCGACAGCCAGATGGTGATTCGGCGCGCGGCGTGGAACGAGCGCATCACCACCATCCAGCGCGACCAGTGGGTTGACACCACCAGGCGCCGGGTGAAGTTCTTCGAGGTCTGGTATCGCGTGCCGGCCGAGGTGGTCGTGATGCACGTGAGCCCGACCCGGCGCGTGCAGTTCGACGAGAACAACCGCCTGCATGCCGAGGCCGTCGCCCGCGGCCGCGTGAAGCTCTCGAAGGCGGTGACGCGGCAGATCCGCATGGCGCTCTTCTGCGGTCCGCACCGGCTGATCGACGTGGGCACCACGCGCCGGCGCTTCCCCTACATCCCGTTCTTCGCCTTCCGCGACGACGAGGACCGCAGCCCCTACGGCCTGATCGAGGGAATGATCTCGCCGCAGGAGGAATACAACGAGCGGCGCAACTACTTCAACTGGGGCATGCTAGCCCGCCAGCTGCTGATCGACAGCGACGCGCTGGACAAGAAGTTCAACGCCATCAACGACATCCGGCGCGACGTGATGCGCCAGGACTTCATGGCGGTGCTGGACCCGAACCGCAAGAACGCCAACGCGCTGAAGATCGGCAACGATCTGCAGTTCCAGGCCGAGCAGTTCAAGGCCATGGAGGACGCGAAGAACCTGCTGCAAGAGGTTCCGCGCATCTACTCCACGCAACTGGGCGATGCGCCGAGCGGCGTGACCAGCGGCTACGCCATCAACAGCCTCGTTGAGCAGGGCGTCGTCGCGCTGGGCGAGCTCAACGACAACTACCGCTTCGCCCGCCGGCTGGTGCACGAGAGCCTGCTGGACCTGATCGTCGAGGACCACCTCGAGGAGGATCTGCAGGTCAGCGTCGGCGTGGGCAAGCAGCGCCGGGTGATCGTGCTCAACACCTGGGACCCGCAGACCGGCGCGCCGGTGAACCGCGTGAAAGACGCGCCGGTGCGCGTTGGCCTGTCGGACGTGCCCACCTCGCCGGCCTACCGGGCGCAGGAGCAGCAGCAGCTCGCGCAGATCATCCAGGGCCTTGGCACCAACCCGCAGGCCATGGCCATCTTGGCGCCAGCCTTCATCGAAGGCACGACGCTGGCCAACCGCCAGGCGCTGGCCGACCAGCTGCGCAAGGCCACCGGCATCCCAACGCCAGGCGACCGCAGTGCGCAGGAGCAGGAAGAGCAGGCCGCCCAGGCGCAGCAGCAGGACGCCGCCGAAGCGCAGCAGCTGCAGCGCGCCGCCATCGAGGCCGACATCGCCCGCAAGCAGGGCGCCGCGCAGCGCGAGGTCGCCCAGGCGCGGCTGGCCGATGCGCGCGTGGCCGAGATGGGCGTGCAAGCGCACCAGGCAGTGCAGCCGCAGCCGGACCCGGCTGCCGACGAACAGGCTTTCCAGGCCGCCCTCGCTGAAGCGATGGCCGGCCGCAGCAGCGTACCCGGCCCGGCGCCGGGCACGCTCCAGTGACCTTGGGCTCGCCGCCTCGAGGACACGGTGAACACCAGCGGCGTGGCGCGCAAGCGCCTTCGGACTGACTCCGAGAGGGACTGATGGCAACCGACATCCGACAACTGGACCCCAACGACCCAGGCTACGAAGAGGCCGTCGAGGCTGCGCTGCTCGAGGAGGACGTGGCCCATGGCCGTGTCGACGACGAGCAGCAGCAGCCCGCGACCACCGAAGAGCCCGTGGCGCCCGAAGCGCAGCCCGGCGAGGCCGCCACCGAAGCGACCGGCCCGGAGCCGACCGCCCAGGAGCCGGCGGAAGCACAGGCAACAGCCGAGGGCAGCGAACCGGCGCCCGCGCCGGCGGCCGGCGTTCTGAGCAAGGACGGGAAGGTGCTTCCCTACACCGTGCTCAAGAGCGTGCGCGAAGAGGCCAAGCAGCAGCGGCTCGCCCGACAGGCGGCCGAAGCCGAGGCGGCCCAACTGCGCGCCAGGCTCGACGCGATCGAGAAGGGCGGCGGCGCCACCGAGGACATGCGCGAGCGTGCCGAGGCCGGCCTGCTGACCGACGAAGAACGCGCCGACTTCCCGGCGCTGGCCAAGATCGAGCAGGCGCTGCAGAAGCTCGCCAAGCCGGAAGAGGCGCCCGCGCCCGCTCCGGCTGCAACCGCAGCGCCGGCGCAGCAAGCCGCCGAGCCCACCGCAGACGATGTGCAAGACGCCATCGACTCCAACCCGGTGCTGGCTGGCTGGCAGGCCGAGGGGTCCGAGAAGTGGAAGCGGGCCGTCGCGCACGACGACGTGCTGCGCGAGAGCCCGAAGTGGAAGGACAAGCCGCTAGCCGAGCGGTTCGCCCACGTTGCCCGCCTGGTGGCCGAGGAGTTCGACGAGCCGATCGCCGAACCCGCGCCGCCGGCACCCTCGCCAACCCCTCCCGCCCCGCCGCGCAAGGACCCCAAGATCGTTGCCCAGGAAGCGAAGCGCACAACGCCGAGCACCCTGAGTGACTTCAAGGGCGGCGCGCCCGAATCGTCCGGCAATCCGATCGACAGGCTGCCCGCTGCGAAGCAGGTGGCCAAGTTCTCGGAGATGAGCGACGACGAGATCGACCGCCACCTCGCGCGGCTGGGCTGACGAAACCCAGCAACTGAAGAAGGAGCCGCACCATGTCCGGCACCAGCGTTCCGAACGGCAGCACCCTCGCGCTGCCGCAGCACTCCAACGCCCTCACGGCGCAGATCATCCGCGCCCCGGGCAACCTCACCGCCATGACGGGCCCGGCCCCGAAGGGCCAGGAGGAAGCCGAGGGCATCCTCAAGCAGCAGACCGACGCGGGCATGCCCTTCGTGCGCATCACCGACCTCGCGGTGGACCCGAAGGGCGACACGGTGTACGTGGACGCCTTCGACGTGACCGGCGGCAAGCCGATCATGGGCGACCGCAACGCCGAGGGCCAGGGCAAGGCGCTCAGCAGCTCGAGCTTCCCCGTGAAGATCGACCTGGCCACCCACAACGTCGACGCCGGCGGCAAGATGAGCCGCCAGCGCACGAAGTGGGACCTGCGTCGCATCGCCCGCGCCGAGGTGGCGGCCTACTTCCCGCGCATGGTCTGGCAGCGCGCCATGACGCACCTGTTCGGCATGCGCGGCAGCCAGACCGGCATGTCGTGGGACATCCCGCTGGACACCGACCCCGATTTCGCCGAGATCATGGTGAACACGGTGAAGGCGCCCACGCGCAACCGGCACTACGTGCTCGACGACACCAACGGCCTGGTGCAAGGCGGCGAACTGGTCAACGCGCTGGCGACCGCCGACGTGTGGAAGCTGGCCCGCCTGGACGAGCTCGCGCTGATCCTCGAGGCGATGGAGACGAAGATCCCGTCCCCGCGCATCGTGGGCGACGAGCAGATGTACGACGCGCCGCTCAAGGGCATCCTGCTCATGCCCCCGGGCTCGTACAACTCGCTCATCACCGACGTCACCTCGGGCAACAACCTGCGCGCCTTCCAGGCCGCGGTCGAGCAGCGGCAGAAGTGGGCCCCGCAGAGCGCGGTGTTCCGCGGCGAGTGCGGCATCTGGCGGAACATCCTCGTGAAGAAGATGGACCACACGATGTACCGCAACGCGGGCGAGAACGTCAGCTACGTCACGGCGGCCAACAAGCTCACCGAGACGGAGACGACGACCACGGTGGCCGCGGGCCTGAGCACCACGCACCAGATGGAGCGCTCGGTGCTGATGGGTGCGCAGTGCCTGGCCCGTGCCGAAGGTGCCTCGAACAGCGGCGTGCAGGCCGCGATCATCGAGAACACCTACAACGCCGGTCGCAACTTCGAGTACCTGGGCGAGTTCATGGGCGGCGAGGCGAAGTTCCGCTTCAAGTTCCCGAACGAGGCCGGGGACAAGCAGCCCACCGACAACGTGCTCGTGATCGACGCGGTGGCGCGCAAGGTCGTCTGACCTGCAGGCCCATCACCACTGATCGCAGAAAGGACAGGACACCATGACTGTTTACAAGGGTTCCAAGGTCGCCGGCAACCGCGGCGCCTTCGCGCAAGCATTCGGCAATGGCTGGTGCGGCGACGATGTGACGAGCGTCACCGCGGCGCTGACCACCTCGGATCGGCTCGACGTGCTGCGCGTGCCGCGAGGCGTGCGCCTCACCGAGCTGTTCAACACCAACGGCGACCTCGACACCGATGGCAGCCCCGCCCTCGCGTACAAGGTTGGCTACCGCAAGGTGAACACCGACGGCGCGCTCACCGACGATGACGACTACTTCGGCGCCTCGCTCACCGCCCTGCGCGCGCCCGTCACCGGCGCGGCGCCGACGCGCTACGCGTTCGCGCCGATCGTCTTTGACGAGGACGTGTTCATCACCGTCACGCCGACGACCGGTGCGACGGCGCAGGCTGCGGCAGCCGACGTGACCTTCTACGGTCGCGGCGAGATGGTCGGCGGCAAGTAACCGCGTCTCCCTGATCGGGTTGCAACGAGGCCCGATGTCCGGCGGCGCCGGGGGAAACCTCGGCGCCGCCTCTTTTCGTGGAGTGCCAGATGGCCAACAACGACACCGTGCGCGTGAAGCACATCGGGGTGAAGGATCGCCGCGCCGACACCATGAGCGGAGAAGGCACCGTCTGGCATGGCCAGGGCGACGTGCAGACCGTCTCGCGCCGCGCCTGGGAGCAGCACCTGCGCAAGTACCCCGACCTGTGGGTGCTCGAGGATGATGCCTCGACGGCGCCCACCCCGACCGCGACGCCCGAGCCGACGCCCGAACCCACCGCCGCCCCGACCCCGGCGCCCACCTCGGCCCCGCGCCGCGGCCGCTGAAGCGCTGACCCATGGGCACCCTGCTGGCCAGCGCACTGATCTCGCAGTTGCGGGTGACGCTGCTGGACCCGAGCCCGGGCACGACATGGACCGACGCGATGCTGCTCGGCTACCTCAACTCGGCCGAGCGAGCCGCGTGCCTGCTGCGGCCCGAGCTCTACACCATCCGCGGCGCCGTGAGCCTGGCGGCCGGCACCGAGCAGAGCCTGCCGGCTGGCAGCACCGCCCTCTTCCGCCTGCTGCACAACGCCACCAGCAAGCGCGCGTGCCGCCTCGTCGACCAGTCGCTCGTGGACGCCATGAGCCCCTACGGCGCCGCGGCCACGCAGGAGCTCGACGTGACCGACTACGCGCTCGACCAGCGCGAGCGCACGCGCTACCGGGTCTGGCCGCCGAACAACGGCAGCGGCAGCGTGATCGCGATCCGCGGCGCCGTGCCCACGGCCATCGCCAGCACCGGCTCGGCGATCAACCTCGACGACATCTACGAGGACCCGCTCAAGCAGTACGTGCTCGGCGAGTGCTACGCCGCGAACACGAAGCGCCAGGACCTGGCCAAGGCCGCGGCCGCACGTGGCGAGTTCGCCAAGATGCTGGGGGTCAGCGCGCAGTCGGTGGTGGCCGTGATGCCGCGCACCGGCGTGAACCAGCCGGGGATCAACTGATGCCTGTGCTTGCCTTCCCAACCGCAATGACGCCAGAGCAGCGTCGTGCATTCGAGCAAGCCGACGTGCAGATCGTCGAGGCGATCAATGCCGCCAAGGACGCGGGCGTTGCGCAAGGGCTCATCGTGGCCATGCTCCACGGGCACGCGCACATGCAGACCTCCGCGATGGTGAAGGACAGCTGATGGCCCAGCAAGCCGTGATCGACCTGCTGCCCGACGTGGCGCAGATCTGCCGCCAGGCGCCCACGCCCACGCTGATCGCCGCCTACGTGCGCGCGGCCCGGCAGTTCTGCCTCGAATCGCGCTGGCTCCAGGTGGGCATCGACGGCGTGACGACGGCCAGCACCAAGGCCTACAACCTCGGCAGCGACACCTACGCCGAGATCTTCGGCGTCAAGGGCATCACGCTCTACGAGGACGCCGACAGCCCGGTCTTCCTGACCGAAGACGGCGCCGGTGGCTGGGATCCCGCCGAGGATGCGGCCGTGCCGCAGGCCTTCGCCTACTTGCCCGAGGCGCAGGTGGCGCTGCACCCGACGCCGGATGCTGCCTACGACATGACGATCGCTGCGCTGATCGCGCCCAAGCGCGGCGCGACTTCGATCGACAGCCGCCTCATCACCCGCTGGGAGTACGCGCTGCAGGACGGCGCGCTGGCCTACCTCTTCGGCCTGCCCGATGTGCCGTGGACCAACCCGCAGCTCGGCGAGCTCCACGCGGGCAAGTTCCGCGCGGCCATCGGCCAGGCCGCCGAGATCGCCGCGCTCGGCTTCAACACCGGCAACTCGCCGCTACGCACCGGAGGTGTCTGGTAATGGCCTTCGAGATCACCCCCGCGCGCGACGGCGCGCCGGTGCAGTCGCAGGAGTTCCCGCAGTTCCTGCAGATCCGCCTCAACGGCGTGAACCTGGGCGGGCCGGACGTGACCGTGCTCGACTTCGTGGGCTTCTTCGACGTGGTGCGCGGCACCGGCGACGACGCCAACACGGTGACGATCAGCGCCACCACCGAGTAGCACATGCCCTTCGGTGTCACCCCATCACCGGCCGCGAGCCCGCTGGTCCAGGCCGGCGAGTTCGTGCAGCTGCGCAAGGATGGCGTAGCCGTGGGCGACAACAAGGTGGCCGTCATCGACATCGTGGGCGAGGGCCTGACGGCCACGCGCGGCTGGGGCTCGAACGCGCACGTGGTCACGATCCGCCGCACAACTCCGGCGCCGACACTGGACCCGCAGATCGTGCGCATCGCGGCGGAAGACTTCGTGCCTGCCGGCGGGTATTTGGACTTCAGCGCCACGAGCGTGGCCACGGCGGACCCACAATTCGCCCCGGCGCAGTTCATCGGCGGCACGGGCCTAACCACGGTGGTGTTTGCACCGCTGCTGGTCCCGCAGTCGGGCTACGCGTCGTCGTCGCCAGGCGTCTATCGGTCACCAGTCGGAACACCAGACGCGCCGCTCATCCCGGATTCTCCAGGGTATCCAGGGTACTCGGAGAACTTCAATACGGTCGTCCTCACCGACGGCCTGGCTCCCAGCGGCAAGGCCGTCTTCAACTTCAACCAGGGCACGCTACCGCAGGTCGTCTGGTTCGACGACGACGTGCTTGGGGTCGGTCTTCACGTCGGAGCGGCCAACAGCACCGGCGCCATCAGGGTCACGGTGCTTGATCGAGATGGGGTCTCCCTTGGGCAGTTCACCTCGCTGACGAGCCTCGTGTACGAGCAGTTCTATCTGGTGGACGAAGGGTCCACTCCGAGGATCGCGGCTCTTCAGGTGGAGTGCTTCGGAGACGACGTGGCCGGGTATGGGGTCGGTCGCCTCTCGTTCACGACCACTCCTGCGCCATGAGGATCGCCATCGACTCCTTCCGCGGCGAGGTGCCCCGCCTCACGCCGCGTGCGTTGCCGGCGAGCGCGGCGCAGGCAGCCGTGAACGCCAAGCTCGTGAGCGGCGACCTCGAGGCCTGGCGCCAGTTCGCGAGCACCAAGGTGCTGACCGCCGGCGCCGACGTGCGCACGATCGCGCTGCTCAACGGCGCGTGGCTTTCGTGGACGCAGCAGGTCGACGTGGCACGCGGGATCATCGCTGGCGACAACACCTTCCGCACCTACCTCACCTGCCCGTCGCTCTATACGAAGCCGCAGTGGACCAACTACGCGATGGCCACCACCGGCTCGGAGCCATACCCAGTGGCCACGCGGCCGCTCGGCGTGCCGGGCCCGGACACGGTGCCCACGGTGGCCGTGGACGTGGTCGCCACCGAAGACTCGAACATCACGCTGACGAACCCGGGCGCGGAGGTTGGCGCGACAACCGGGTGGACCACCGATGCCGGCGGGCTGACCGTGCTCAACAACGGGGACATCGGAGGCCTCAACGCCCAGGCCGGGACGCGGTTCTTCGGCAGCACCAACGTGGCGACGACAGCAGCGCATCAGGACGCTGCGCTCACGCCGTCGGCCGTGATTGCTGGCCAGAGCGTGAAGCTCGTGTGGCATCAGGCAACCGGCGCGAACGGCAGCACGGCCACGATGGGCGTGGAGTTCTACGACGACACGAGCACCATCATCGGGAGCATTCACCAGCTGCCCGAGATCGCGCCGACGACTGCTCTCGCCTGGCAGCGCCGCGAGCTGGTCGTGCCGGTGCCCACCAACGCCGAGACTGTGCGGCTGGTCCAGAAGTACACCCGGGTGGGCGCCACGATGGACGCCTACATCGACAGCATCTCGCTGAACACCGTCGACTACTCGAACACCTTCGACGGCTCGACGCTGGATGGCTGGGATGTCTCTCCGGCCGCCGGCTCGCCGGGCAGCAGCGACTCGCACCGCAGCGTGGTGGTCGAATCGGGCCTGTCCTGGTCACCCTACGCGTGGCGCCTGCGCGGCGACGAAATGGCGCCGTGGTTGCACCGCGACTTCGCGACCGACCAAAGCGCAGCGGTCGCGCTCAAGTTCAAGCTCCAGAACGCCACCAGCACGTTCAACGGCGTGCACGTGAAGCTGTTCGCCAACGATGCAGGCGCCGGCTCCAACCTGCTGTTCAACCGCGGCGGCATCTTCCTGTGCACGTCGTCGTCTTGGGACGACGCCTCCGTGGTGTCGAACCTTGGCACTCCGCTGCTAGACGGCGAGGTCTACACCATCTCGCTGCGCGCCGAGAAGTCGGGGCTGGCAGAGGCCGTGGTGACCATCGACATCACCGACAGCACTGGCGCCACGACGGTTGCGAACCTCAAGACCAAGTTCGCGGTGAACGGCCCGCGAGTGGGCTTCGTCGGCAGCGCGGGATCCCTGGACGGCCACGCCTACATCACCGAGTTGTTCATCACCGTCGCCGCGCCGAAGCCGCTGGAGACGGTTGAATCCACCGCCACGAGCTACGTCTACCGCTTCGTCAACGACGTGGGCGAGGCGAGCGCACCGAGCCTGGCCAGCCAGGTGGTGGTGCGGCCGGACGGCGGTGCCGTGATCATCACCACGCCGACCTCGGTGCCAAGCGGTACCGGCGCCTACTTCCCTGGCGCGGTGCTGAAGCAGATCTACCGCGCCGTGACCGGCGCCTCGGGCACCGCCTTCGTCTTCGTGGCCGAGATCCCGCTCGCCACAGCCAACTACACCGACTCCTTCGACGATGCCGACATCGCCGACAACGAGGTGCTCGACTCGGAGGACTGGGACCTGCCACCCGACGGCCTCGAGGGCATCCTGGCGCTGCCCAACGGGATCATGGCCGGGTTCTACCGGAACCAGCTCTGCCTGTCGGTTTCCGGCCACCCGCACGCCTGGCGCGTGCAGGACCGGCACACCACCGACACCGACATCGTGGCCATCGAGAACATCGACAACACGATCGTCATCGGCACCAAGAGCCGCGTCTACACCGCCACCGGCAACGCCAACGACAGCTACTCCATGAGCATGCCGGGCGCCACGCAGGCCTGCACCTCCAAGCAGGGCATGGTCTTCCTGGATGGCGTGGGCGTGGTCTTCCCTTCGCCAGACGGCTGGATGGCCTGCGCCGGGTCGGCCGGCGTGCTGACCAACCTCACCGAGGGCGTGTTCTCGAAGAAGCAGTGGCAGGCCCTGGACCCGAGCACGATCATGGCTGCCGTGCACGACGGCGTGCTGTTCTGGTGGAGCACCGGCCAGACCCCCGACTCCGGCTACGCCCTGGACGTGCGGCAAAGCGGCTTCGGCCTGGTGAGCCTGTCGTTCCACGCGAACGCGGCTTTCGCGGACCCGCTCACCGACAGCCTGTACCTCGTGCTCGACGCAATGAACGAGCCCACCGAGGCGGCGCTGCCGGTGGCCAGCACGACGCCGGCGCTCGGCTCGAGCCCCTTCAAGACCATCTACCAGTTCGACGCCCACGCCTCGAACCTGCTGCGCTTCCGCTTCCGCACGAAGCTCTACCTGCCGCCCTACCCGGTCACGCTGACGCTGGCCCAGGTGCACGCGGAGGCCTTCACCAACCTTGTGCTGCGCGTCTACGGCAACGGCACGCTGCTGCTGACCAAGCAGATCACCTCGCTGCGCGAGTTCACGTTGCCGGCCCTGGCCACCTACGACAGCTACGAGCTCGAGATCGTGGGCACCTCGACCGTGCGCAGCGTGCAGGCGTCCGAGGACGTGATGGAACTGGCGAACTGACCCATGGCCACCACCCTTGGCAAGCCCGCGATTCCGACGCCGGGCGCGTTGGACCTGCGCGCGCTGCAGCAGACCATCGACAACATCCGCGAGCGGTTCGCGCGCCTGGAGGCTGCCGTCGCCCTGAGCGGCCGCACCGTGGCCGCCAGCCAGACCGCCACGACCGGCGACCTGAAGGGCGCCATCGCCGCGCTGCGCGCCGAGGTGGATGCGCTGGTGGCCAGCGTGTCGTCGGCTGGCGACGACCTGGCTCCCGCGCCGCGGCCGGCCCGGGCGGCCGAGGACGACGTGGCGCCGCGCGGCGCGTCGCGAGCGCAGTTGCGCGACCTGGCCGACCGCATCGAGGCCATCGAACTGGAGCCGACCCGATGACGACGACCAAGACGGTCCTCCTGCAGACCAAGTACCTCGAGGACGCCGAGACGACGCAGTACACGGCGCCGTCGAGCGCCAAGGCGGTGCTGGTCGACGAGTTCATCGTGGCCAACCGCAGCGGCGGCGTGGTGACGCTGATCGTGCGCGTCGTGCCCAGCGGCGGCACGCCTGGTGTAGAGCACGAGCTCTTCCCGAGCAAGTCGCTGGCCGCGGGCGAGGTGTACGAGGTGCCGCCGTTCGCGCTGGCGCCGGGCGACTTCATCCGCACCGATCCAGGCGCGGCCACCTCGCTGGTGTGCCGCATCAGCGGGAGGGTGGTGACGTGATCGCAGGCACCGGCTTCCGGCTGGTGCAGCTTGACGAGGTATGGCCGCGCTACGCCACGCGTGCGGTGCGAAGCCGGGCAACGATGGCAACGCTTGAATGGGTGATCGAGCAGTGCCACCGCGGCCGGGCAGTGTGCCTGGAGTGCGATGAGGGCATGGTGATCATGACGACGGGCCCGATGCCGCACGGCACGCGGGCCAAGGTGCTGCTCGCGGTTTCGAGCGGGAAGCCCGGCGCGCTGCAGCGGCGCGAGCGCGACCTCGTGACGGTGGCGCGCGACATCGGCGCGGCGGAGGTGTCGTTCCACACCGATCGCCCGCGTGCGTGGAGACGCATGTTGGGACCGCAATGGGACACCGCTGACGAACGATTCTGGAGGCCAGTCTGATGGGCAAGGCGAAAGAGCAGCAAGAGACAGAGCAGGAGCGCGCTCTGGCCCACGTTGCCCGGCAGCAGATGGCCAACTTCGAGGCGAAGTGGCGTCCGCAGCAGGAGCGGCTTGCAAAGCAGGTCGTGCAGGCCGGTGCGCCCGGGTCGTTCGAGCGCCGCCGCGCCGAGACGATGGCCAAGGCCGACACCGGCGCCGCGTTCGCGGGCGCCCGGCAGAAGCTCACCACCGGCGCCGCCGCGGCCGGTAAGTTCGGCAGCAGCGCGCACAAGCTCGGCTTGTCCGGCATGGGCAACGACCAGGCCGTCTCAAGCGGCGCCTCGACGGTGGCGGCGGATCAGGCCATAGACAGCCAGCAGGTGGCTGGCCTCAACGCCATCACCGCGCTCGGCCGCGGCGAGAAGGCCACCGCCATCGGCGGCATGGGGCAGGCGGCGCAGATGGGCGCCGCCCAGGCGCGTGCCGATGCGCAGCGTTCGCTGGCCAGCCAGATGGGCAACGCTCAACTTGCGGGCACGGCGGCCGGCGTTGCCGCCGGCCTCTACGAGGGCGGCGACAAGACGAAGCCCACCTACTTCGAGCAGGCCTCAGCCGACGGAACGCTTCCCGATGAGATGCCGAACGAACGACGCCGGCTCGGCTTGGCAGGAGCAACGCGATGAACCCGCGCGCCGTTGGGCTGGCCACCGCTGGCTCCGGACTCTCCGCCGATCAGACCTTCGCGGCGCTCACGCGCCAGCAGTGGGCCGACTACGTGCGGACCTTCGTGCCCTACGAGAACCGCCTGATCGACTACTCGAACGACCCGCAGGTGGTCACCGACGCGATGGCCGAGGCGAGCGCCGACGCAAGGCGGGCGTTTGCCAACCAGGCGGGGGTTCAGCAGCGCCAGTTGCGCGGGCTGGGCCTGACGCTGAACGCCGACGAGCAGCGCGCCGCGACCCGGCAGACCCAACTGGCTGGCGCCCTTGCCGACGTGAACGCACAGAACACCGCGCGAGACGCGACCGTGGCGCGGCAGCGCAGCGTGCTCGGCTCGCCAGTGCCGACGATCCCGAAACTCGAGGGCTGAAAGGAGCCGACCATGGACGCGTATGCGATCACGAACCCGAAGCGAGCGCTGAAGCGCCGCGAGGTTGAGGCCGGTGCCGAAAGCGCGGCCGACGGCGCCAGCGATGGCGACGGCGGCACGGCGGCGAAGAAGCCGACGCCCAAGCCCGCCGCGGAATCTGCGCCGCCGGTGCGCTTCACCACCGGCCCCGAGCGCCTGACGCCTGAAGAGCAGGCACGCCGCGTCGAGCAGTTCCGCAAGCTCCAGCGCCGCCAGCAGGGCAAGGCCCCGGCCGAGGTGATCTGACCATGGCCTTCGGGACGTATGGCCTGTCGACCAGCATCCGCGGCCCGGCCGGCGGCGGCGGCCTGGGGCTGGCTGGCATGGGCGGCGACCAGCAGCAGCAGGCCACGCAGATGCTCGGCCAGGTGGCGCAGCAGGAGCAGCAGCGCACGACCTACAACCGCAACGCCCGGCAGCAGCAGAAGCAGGGCGCGCTCGGCTTGGCCGCCACCGGCGCAACGGCGGGTGGCCAGATGGCTGGGCCGTGGGGCGCGCTCGCCGGCGGCGTCATCGGCGCCGTCGCTGGTGGCCTCTTCGACTGAGGAGCGAGGGCATGGCATCGAGTGTCGGTGAAGCCATCGGCGAAGGCCTCGAGCGCGGCCTGCGCATCGGCGGTGGCCTGCGCGACCGCCAGCGCCAGCAGCGTCGGCAGGACGAGCAGGATGAGTTCGAGCGCCAGGACAGGGAGATGCGCGCGGCCGACAGGCAGATCGGGCTGGAAGATCGGCAGCGCCGGCTCAAGCGCGAGCATGATGAAGACGCGCGGCGCCGGCGGACCGAAGGTCTGGCCGCGGTCGACGCTCAACTGGCCGACGTCAAGGGCCGGCTCGCCACCGTCACCGATCCCAACTCGGCGCTGGCGCGGCAACTCACTGGGCAGCACGAGGCCCTGACGACGCAGCGCAACCGGGGCCTCGTGGCTGCCGGCGGCTACGACTTCGAAGCCGAGCAGCGCGAAGCGGCCGCCGACCTCGAGGTGCTGCGCTCCGGCCAGGGCGGGACACTGCCGCCGGCGCGCCGGGTGCGCGCCATCGCCTCGGCCACGCGGCGCGATGTCGGCGAGTTCCGCCGCGGCGCCGACGGCGCCCCTTCGAAGATCGGCGGCGCGATCGAGGACTTTCGCGCCGGGCTCGGCGGCGGCGACAGCACGCGCATGCTGCGCGGCGCCAACGTGCTGCTGGCGCCCGAGCTGCAGCGCGGGGTCGGCGAGGCCAGCCCCCACGGGGGCACGATCGTCTCGAAGGAGATCGTCGCATTCGATCCGGCGCCAGGAGCGACGCCTGAGGACCCGCAGATGATCCCGCGGCTGCGCGTGTGGGTGAAGGGCCCGCAGCCGAAGTCCGACGACGAGCGCCGAGCGCTCAACCGCTGGCGCGCGGCGACGCCGGGCATCCCCGAGGGCGCCACCGGCTTCTACTTCGCGCCCGTCACCGAGGACCGCAGCAGCCGGCCCGATGCGCCCGTGCGCGTCATCGGCATGGCGCGTGGCATGCAGTATCTTGACGGGCTGCGCCAGATGGAGGAGTGGGTCAACGACCCAACCGTGGCGGCCGACATCGACGCGGGCCTCGGCCAGTGGGACCAGCGCCGCTTCCTGGCGGCGCGCGGCGCCCTGCCGGTGAAGGTGCAGTCGCACAACGTGGCAGCGGGCGGCACGTTGGTGACCGACACGACCGACGCCACCGGCCGCACGACGCGCGAGGTGTTCCAGAGCCCGACGCCGAAGACCAACCCGGAGCTCGACACGGCGCGCCTGGGCCTCATCACCGCCCAGACCGCTGCGGCCGCGGCGCTGGGCGGCCTGCGCGAACGCTCGACAGGCCGCGGCGCGAAGACCTCGCGCGACGAGGCGCGCGAACGCCTGGGCCTGCTGACGCAGGAACGCATCGCCATCCAGGGCAGCATCACGAACCTCGTGCGCGAGCTGGAGTTCGCCAGCGGCGAGCGCCGCAAGCAGATCCCTGCCGAGCTGGCCGCCGCCCGCCAGCAGGAGAAGGACCTGACCGGCCGCATCCAGGCGCTGCAGAAGGACGCCAACGCGCCAGATGAAGGCGCACAGGCTCCGAGCGCCGTCGCGGCGCCCGCGCCGCAGATCGCCGTGAACCCGAAGACCGGCGAGCGCCTGCAGCTGCGCGACGGCCAGTGGGTGCCGATGAAATGAGCAAGACCCCGCCTCTTCCGCCGGGCTTCGTGCTCGAGCGGCAGTCGGCGCCGCCTCTTCCGCCAGGGTTCGTGCTGGAGGGCGCCGCCGGGGTGGCGCCGCCAGCGGCACCCGCAGCACCTGCAGCACCTGCGCCATCGGCGGCAGCGCCACCGGCCGAGCCGCCGCCGGGCGGCCTGTCGGCCGAGTGGGGCGGGTTCAACGAACCGCCGCCGGCCGCGCCCGCCCCGGCACCCGGCGGCTCGGTGCTCGACCGCGCGCCGGCCGCCACGTTCGAGGAAGCGCAGCGCGCGAAGAGCCGGCAGCTGGCCCTGGCCGAGCGGATCAAGCGCGAGCGCGAGGCTGCCGGCCCGCAGCCCACCGGCACGGCACGCGCGCTCACGACAGCCGAGAGCCTGGGCATGGACCTTGGCCAGGCGACGCGCAACCCTGTGGCGCGCGGTGCAGCCGCTGGCATCGCCGGACTCGGCCAGGTCGGTACCGGCGCCGTGCGCCTGGCGGCCGACCTCGTGGGTGCGACCTCGGTGGAGGAGTTCGCCCGCGGCGCGGCGGGTGGCGCGCGCGCGATCGAACAGGCTGCGACGGCCGGCCTCGCTGGCAACGACAAGCTGGCAGCCGACGTCACGACATCGATCATCAACTCGGCGCCGTCGATGGCGATGGGCTTGGCCGGCGGCCCGGCGCTGCGCGCGCTCTTCGCTCAATCCACCCTGCGCGAATACAACGCCGGCCGCGACGCGGGCTTCGACACGAGCGAGTCGCTCGCACGCGCCGGGATCATGGGCTTTGCCGAGGCACTCGGCGAGCGCTTCGGCTTCTCCGAGCAGCTGACCATCCTCAAGGCGGCGGCGCGCAACCTGCCGCGGGGCGACCTGGCCAAGGCCATCGGCGGCCTGCTGGTGAAGGAGATCCCAGGCGAGCAGCTGACGACGGCGATGCAGTTCCTCGCCGACAAGATCGGCCCGGCCGCGCTGCACCCGAACGCGACGCTCGAGGACTACCTCAACGCCGCCGGCGAAACGCTGAAGGTCACCGTCGGCCAGATGGCCGTGATGGGCGGCGGGCCGGCCGCCATCTCCACCACGCGTCGGGCGCTGCAGCGCGCCGACCAGGTGAGCGCCGTGCCCATCGGCCAGGCGCTGCCGCAGCCGGTGGAACCTGCCACGCCGCCCGTCGACCCCTACACCGCGGCCGGCGCTGCTGGCTTCCACGTCGACCCGCCGCTGACCACCGACACCCCGCAGGTGCAGCGCAAGAAGGTCGAGGCGGTGCTCGACGGCGTGGGGGCGATGTACGGCATCCCGCCGCGCGTCGTGCAGATGCTGCGCGCAGGCGCCGAGGGCAAGCCCCTCGCGGACCTGGGCCCGGCCTACGCGCGCGGCATCGCGTGGCTGCAACAGCGCGGCCTGGTGCCGGCCGAGGTGGCGCCCGAGGTGATGCAGGCCCTGGGCCACGGCGCCGTGACGCCGCCGCCCGAGGTGCCGAAGGATGGCGCCAACGCGCCGGCCGCAGCGCCTGCGGCGCCCGCACCAGAGGCCGCCGCGGTGGGCAGCATCGAGGGCACGCTGCGCGCCGCCGGCGCGCTGCCGGACAGCCCCATCGACGCAGCAGCGCACGAGGCGGCGACATCGCCGCTCAACGACCTGGCCGAGCCCACCGACGCACAGAAGGAGGCGGGCAACTACCGCAAGGGCCACGTGCGCGTCAGCGGCTTCGACGTGTCGATCGAGAACCCCGCCGGCTCCATGCGCCGCAGCAAGGCCGATGCCCCCGAGCCGTGGGAAGTCGAGATGCCGGCGCACTACGGCTACATCCGCGGCACCAAGGGCGCGGACGGCGACCACGTCGACCTCTTCATCGGGCCGCGCGGCGACAACGGACGCTTCTGGGTCATCAATCAGAACGTGCCCGACGGCAAGAAGTTCGACGAGCACAAGGTCGTGACCGGCGTGGACAGCGCCGACGAGGCGGTGGCGCTCTACAAGGCCAGCTTCGCGACCGGCTTCGGCAATCGCGTGTTCGGCTCGATCGGCACCGAGCTCGGTTCGCAGCGCCTGCGCGAGCTGCTGCCGTCGCTGGAGCGGCCGAAGCCAGCGCAGCCCAAGCCGGTGCGCCTGCAGAACCGCAACCGCTCCGACGCCGGCTACGTGCAGCAGATGCAGTCGATCGCGGGCAAGCCGGACCCAGGGCGCCTCGGCTTCTCGCGCGACTTCGCCAGCGGCGCGCCGGTGGTGCTTGATGCCGGCTCCACGCCTGGCGCCGCCTACGGCCGCACCGACTACGTGACGACTTCGAAGGGTCGCCGCCTTCCCGTGCGCTACGCAGTCGTCGAAGCCGCGAGCCTGCTGCCCAGCAACACCGCCGACGGCTCGCTGGTGGCGGAGTACGGGGAAGGCGCGCCGGGCCGCGCGCGCGTGGTGGCCGGCAACGGCCGCGCCGCGGGCCTCGTCGCCGGGTACGGCCGCGGCAGCGCCGAAGGCTACCGCGCTGGCCTCGCCGAGGACGCGGCGCTGCACGGCATCGACGAGCAGGCGCTGGCCAAGTTCAAGCAGCCGGTGCTGGTGCGCGAGATGCGCGCCGACGATGTCACGCCGGACATCGCCGACGAGAGCAACGTCTCCGGCATCGCCGAGCGCAGCGCGCCCGAGGTGGCGCGCGACGACGCGCGGCGCATCGACCTGGCCGCGCTTGAGTTCGACGAGGCCGGCGACATCAGCGACGCCACGCTGCGCGCCTTCATCGACGCGCAGCCGGTTTCCGAGCAGACGGCCCTGCGCGACGCGCGCGGCAACCCCACGCGCCAGGCGCACGACCGGCTCGTGAGCGCGGTCTTCGCCGCGGCCTACGAGAACGACGCTCTGCTGGCGCTGCAGGCGCAGGCGACTGAGCCGGAGGCGCGCACCGTGCTGGCCGGCCTCGTGGCTGCTGCGCCGCAGATGGCCCAGCTGCGCGGCATGGGCGACCTCGACATCCGTCCCATCGTGGCCGAGGCCGCGGTCGCAGCGGTGAACGCCCGCCGGCGCGGCATCAAGCTCGCCGACATGGCGGCGCAGGCCGACCTCGACGCAGGGCCGGAGACCAGCGCCATCATCGAGATGTTCGCGCGAAACGTGCGCAGCGCGAAGCGGATCGGTGATAGTCTGCGCGCGGCGGCGAGCGTTGCGCGCGAAGAGGCAACGAAGCCGGACGAGGATATGTTCGGCGCGGTTCCCAAGCGCACGCGCGAGCAGATCCTCCAGGAGAACATCGATGACACCGCAGGGCCGCAGGATCTTGAGCAGCCGCCAGGGGCAAAGCCTCCTGCAGGCGATGCTCGCCGGCGAGCCGCTGAAGCCGGTACATCGGGAAGCCGTGCAGGCGCTCAAGAAGAGCGGGCCGCCGGCGAAGGAACCGGCCAAGAAGACCTGAGCGCCGCCGCAACGGCGGATGCTGACACGGTGCGGCCCGAGCGGCCGCGCGACCTCATCGAACTGCGCAAGCGCCTGAGAGTGCTTGAGTCGCTGCGCGCCTGCCTTGCGGGGACGACGACATGAAGACCAACGGCTCCGAAGCGATGGACGACGGCGCGCTCGCCCAACTGTTCAACCCCAAGGCGCTGGAGAAGCTGCGCGGCCTGGGCGATGCTGCCAAGCGCGAGGCCGCGCTGGTCGAACTGCTCGCCGAGTTCAAGCAGGCCGTGAGCGACCTAGTGGCGCACATCGAAGAGAGCGACCCCAAGGCCACGGCTGACCGGCTCGCCGCCGCCATCGCCGCGCTGAAGTTCCCCGTCCCACAGGTGACGGTGCAGGCGCCCAACATCACGCTCGAGGCCAACATCCCGCCCGCGCCGGCGCCTGTCGTTCACCTCATCGACAGGCCAGCCAGCGACGAGACGTGGGAGATCCGCATCAAGTCGGCCTTCGGGAACGACAAGGTGATGACCATCACGCGCAAGACGGCACCCGCGGCCAAGCCGAAGCGCATTGAGTAACAACGGCCGAAGCACCTGGAGAAACGCATGAAGATGCTCGCCCCCTTCGCCCGCCGCATTTGCGCGCGGCTCATGGACAACCCCGACTTCCGGGCGGCGCTGGCAGAAGGCGCGCGCGGCATCGGCCGCATCGACGTGGACAAGTTCGTGCACAGCGACCCGAGCGATCCGCGCTCGCCGCTCGTGCACGTGGGCCGCGCCGAGGGCAAGAACCTCTTCGTCAACGTCGGCATCAACCGCATCTGGGACCTGGTGACGGGCGCCAGCTCGGCGACGTACACCAACGGCGAGGCGCAGATCGGCATCGGCGACTCAAGCACGGCGGCCGCCGCCGGCCAGACCGACCTGCAGGCCGCGAGCAACAAGACGTGGAAGGCGATGGACGCGACCTACCCGCAGTCGGGCTCGTCGCAGCAGTGCGTCTTCCGCAGCACCTTCGCCACGGGCGACGCCAACTACGCCTGGGCCGAGTTCGCGGTGCGCCGCTCCACCGGCACGCTGCTGCTGAACCGCGGCGTGTCGGCGATGGGCACGAAGACCAGCGCCGGCACGTGGGTGGCGACCGTCACCCTGAGCATCAGCTGACCCGCCACTAGCGAGAAGGAGAAGAGCATGGTCTGGAAAGTTCGCGTGATGACCTCCGAGGGCCTCGTCGAACACGAGTACGACGGCCCTCTGGCCGATGTGGAGGCGCAGCCGTTCGCGGCCACCGGCGCGATCATGGTAGTGCAGCGGGTCGGCCCGCCGCCGAAGCCGCCTGGCGCGGAGGACTCGGCCAAGGGCAGCGACTCCATCGCCGTCCAGAAGAAGTAGGAGCGGCACGCGCCGCATCACCACGGCGCGCGCTTCGGGCGCGCGCTTCTGTTTGAGGGGTAGCTAATGTCCGTCTTCACCATCCCCTTCGCCTACACCGGCAACTCGAACGTCGACCTGCTCGAGCTGGTCGCGCCGACGGCCGCGAAGTGGGTCATCCTCGGCTTCGACATCGGGCAGGTGAGCGATGTCGGCGACGCGGCCGAAGAGATCCTGGCGCTGTCGATCAAGAGCGGGCAGAGCACGAGCGGCTCAGGCGGTTCGGCATCGACGCCGGTGCCGACAGACTGCGTGAGCGCAGCTGGCAGCGGCGCAGCGGCAGAGCAGGCCAACACCACCAAGGCCAGCTCCGGCACGATCCTCACGCACTCGGTGCACCACTGGAACGTGCGCATGCCGCTGTCGGTGGTGTTCACCCAGGAGCAGCAGATCATCCTGCCGGCCGCGCGCCGCGCGACGCTCGAGATTCCCGCCGCCACGGACTCGCTGACGATCAGCGGCCAGGTCTGGGTGCAGGAGTTCTGAGCCGTGTTCATCGGCGCCGGCAGCGTGCCGCGGGCCGCGCGGGCGCCGACTGCGGTGCGGCGGGAGTCGGTGCCGCTGGTGCCTTCTTGGGTGCCGGCTGCCGGCGCATCGGCGACTTTCGAGAGCGGCGGCTCGGTGCTCACGAACACCTGGCGCAGCACGCACATCACCGAGGACGAGTTCTACAGCGCGAAGATGCGCAACGCCTACTCGGGGGTGTTCCTGCACCCGACGTGGCGCACGCATGGCGGCCTGGTGATGTTCGGTGGCGGGCACGCCAACACCAACTACAACGGCGGGCACATCGTCACCTTCGGTGCGGCCTCGATCTACTTCGAGCGGCTCATCGACCCGACGAACTGGACGGCCGGCGACACGGGCGACATCGAGAGCGAGTGGAATGCCTACGCTGAGGTGACGGGATCGAGCCCGCTGCAGATCGCGGGCGGGCACTCCTACAGCTCGGGGGTGGTGGTCGGCGGGAAGTTCGAGCGCGTCTACCGCGGCGCGATGAAGTACACGGGCGGCGGGGACAACGAAGCCCAGACCTACCACTCGCTCGACCTCACGAACCCAGCGACTGCATCTAGTGCGCGCGGGTGGGTGCGCGAGACCGACAGCACCGGGGCCTACAGCGGTACGGCGCTGCCGCTGCTGGCGGCCTACGCATCGAGCCAGGACCGCATCTACCTGGCCTTCCGCAGCAACGTGAACCTGCGATGGTTCGATCGCGCGACGAAGGCGTGGGTGGTCGGCGACAACGCCGGCTGGGGCTACGCGAGCGCGGACAGCGATGCCGGCGACTGCGTGACCGGCAACCTCTTCGCGGTGCCGGAGCGCAATCTCGTGGTGTGCGCCTACCGGCAGAGCGGCAACCTGGTGCTGCAGTACATCCAGACCACGGCGAGCCAGCCGACGGTGGCAACGGCCAGCCTGGGCACGTCGCTCGCGCTGCCGGTGGAGGGCGGCAAGGCGGTGTGCTGGTGCTCGCACAGCTCGCGCATCCTCGTGTTCGGGGTGACGAGCAACACCGATCGCTGCTACGAGGTGTCGATCCCTTCGACGCTCACCGACACCTGGACGGTGGCGAGCGATGTCATCAGCGGGCCGGCCATCGACCCGGTGGCGATGATGACGCGCAGCGGCTGGGGGTGTGAGTACAACCCGCTGACGCGCACGGTCAACTTCCTGCACGACATCAAGCACGCAAGCAGCTCGCCGGACACCATCGACCGCGTGACCGCCTACCGGCCGAGGGGCACCTGAGATGGCGACCGCCGCGGGCCTTGCAGGGCTGACACCGTTCGGAGGGGTCACCAGCATCCCGCGTTCGGTCGGCTCGGTCACGGCCGGGCAGCTGGTCACGTGGCAGCTGAACTACTGGAGCGATGTCGGCGAGGACACGCTGGTGGCCGGCGACCTGACGCAGACCGCGGGAACGGCCACGCTCGGCACGATCAGCCTGGACCGCCTGGACAGCGATCCAGTCGGCGGCGGCACCTACCTGCACACGGCCATCTACTCGGCCATCGTTACCGGGTCGGGGACGCTCACGCTCACGCAGGCCGGGATGAACGCCGGCTCCTACGGCTTGGTGTTCTCCGAGGCCTTCAACGGCACATGGGATGGGTCGCGCGTCGAAGATGCTGACGGCGCCACGAGCGCGACCGACAACCTGACGTCGTTCGCCACGCCTACGGTGACCTCGGCGGCTGCGGCGGTGTTCGTTGCCGTGCTTTCGTGGAACACGGGCGGGACCGGCGCCGGCCTGGCGGTTGATGACGGCGCATGGACCGACATCGGGGTCAGCAACGACGGCGTCAACTACGTGCCGGGCGCTGCCTCGTACCGCATCGTTGCCACCGGCACGACGGACTCCGCGGGGTGGACCGGCACGCAAGACGGCGCCAGCTACAACGGCGCCTCGGCCTCGGTGGTGGTCTACAAGGAGGCCGCCCCGTCGGTTTCCGTGGATCAAGAGGGCGCGCGCTTCGGCAACGACGACGGCAACGAAGCCGCGCACACCTGGGCCGCGGCGCAGGATGCGAACATCACCTCGCCGCTCGGCACGGCTCTGCTGATCCGCGCGCTGCTCAACGGTACCGGCGACTTCGCCAGCACGGCCTTCGCCTTGCGCTACCAGAAGAACGGCAGCGGCGGCTATGTTGCCGTGCCGGTCGGCGCGAGCACGAGCCCGACCCTGAGCTACGGCGCCACCGGCACCATCGCCTACTCGACCAGCGGCGGCACGAGCGTGGCCCCGACGTACCCGAGCGGCATTACCACGCAGTCGTGTCTGGTGCTGGTGGTCGGCCAGAAGCCGAGCAGCGCCAACGGCGGCACGGTCACCACGCCAAGCGGCTGGACGCTACAGGCCTCGCTCACCGGCGCCAACGACGGCAACACCGGCGGCTACACCACCACGCTCGGCGCCGACACCGGCAACTGCAACATCTTCGTCTACACGAAGGACACGGTGAGCGGCAGCGAGAGCGGCACGCTGTCGGTGACGGTGGGCACGAACAACGTGTGCTGGGCGAACATCTACCGCATCCAGGCGAGCGCCGAGTGCACCTGGAGCTACGCCGCCGGCACCGGCAAGGACACGGCCGGCGGCAACGTGAGCATCGCCACGGGCAGCATGAGCATCGCGGCCGGCGATCACGTCATCGGCGCGATGGTGATCCCCACCGACGTGAGCACGCCCACGCAGTTCAGCGCTGAGGCCCTGTCGCAGAGTGGCACGACGTTTGGCACCGTGACCGAGGTCGAGGAGCCCGACAGCACCACGGGCAACGACATCGGCGGCTTCGTGATCCAGGCGCCGGTGAGCAGCGGCAGCGGCTCGGGCGCGGTGACGATGAGCGCCACGGCCGGCGGGACCACCACGAACGTCCGCGGCCCCGGCATCGTGCTTCGCGTGCGGGCGACTGGCGTTGCGCGTGAGCTCTACGTGGCCACGAGCAGCAACATCGCCAGCGGCGGCGAGGCCACCACGGCCAGGCTCACAGCCCCGAGCGGCAAGAGCACCAGCGACTTCGTGACGGGCCGCCGGTGGGACGACGAGAACGGCACCGACTCCATCGACCTCACCACCGACGACTACACCGAGGTGGAGTGGTGCATCAACGCGCAGTCGCCGGCCGTCAACGGGGACTACTTCGACTTCCGCGTCTACGCTGGGGCCTCGGCGCTGGGCTCCTATACGGTAACCCCACGGTGGACGCTCGGCACGCCGCCGACGCCCAGCCTCATGCCGGTGCAAGGCGCAACGCGGCGCATCCCTGCGTTGCTGAGGTTCTGACGTGATCCGCCGCCCGCTCTTCCGCGCGCCGGCCCGGGTCACGCGGCCGCGCGCGCCATGGCTGCCGGGCGCGGCCAGTGCGGATACCAACGTCAACGTCAGCGACACGGGAGTCGGCGCGGACAGCGCGACCATCGCCGCCGACCTCGCGGCGGTCGAGGCAGCCGCCGGCACCGACGCCGCCGCTCTGGCCACGAGCACGAGCCAGGCCGACAGCGGATCCGGTGCCGATGCAATCGCCGCGGCGCCGAGCATCGCGCCAACCGACACGAGCGCAGGCACCGACGCGGCCGAGCTCAGCGCCGCGGCCGGTATCTCGGACAGCTGCGCCGGCGCGGATGCGGCAGCGCTGGCCGTCGACCTGCAGCTTGCCGACTCGGCCGTCGGCGCCGACGCGGTGGCCGTGCAGCAGGTGGTGCTGGTCGACGTTGCCGACGGCGCCGCGGGCTCCGATGCCGCTGCACTGGAGGCCGGCATCGCGGGCACCGACTTGGCCTCCGGCGCCGAGCAGATGGCGCTGGACGTTGCCATCGCCGCGGCCGACACCGGCACCGGCGTCGATACCCCGGACATCGACACCGGCGCCACGCAGGTGCCCGCTTCCGACTCGGCCACCGGTGCCGACGCCATCACGGTGGCCGCCGATGTCGCCGCTGCCGACGCAGGAGCCGGCGCGGACGCCGGCACCGTCAACGCCTCGTTCGCGCAGGCCGACAGCGGCGCCGGCGCGGACACTGGCCAGCCGGCCCCGAGCATCGGCCCGAGCGACACCGCCACCGGCGCCGACTCGGCGAGCCTGTTGGCCAGCATCGAGCCGACCGACGCAGGCGCAGGATCGGACTCGGCCCAGGCCGCAGGCGACTCCGAGGTGGCGGTCAGCGACAGCGCGCAGGGCACCGATCAGATCATCGTCGTCGACCTGGCGCCCAGGCGAGAGCAGGCGGCTGGCGACGACGAGGCCGAAGACGACGAGGAACTGGACGAAGACATGCAACTCGTGATCGCACTCATCACCGGTGGAGTTCTGGAATGCCTTCGCTGACCTCGTGCATGAAGAAGGCCGGCGAGCACCTGCGCGCCGAGGACAAGGCCGCCATCCTGGCGCGCGCCGCGGTGCTGCGCGCCGGCAGAACTTCGAACCACGAGGCCTCGGTGCAGGCGCTCGACGAGCGCATCGCAGAGGTGCGAGCGCAGATCGAGGCTGGCGCAAACGACGTGCCCCTGTTCTCGCGCGGCAAGGTTACGCCCGAGGAGCGCGCCCGCATGGGCAACCTGTTCGGCGAGCAGGAGCGCGAGGAGGCCGATGCCGAGGCGGGCGACTTCCAGCTCGGCGAGCGGCGCGCGCCGGCGGCGCAGGCCCAGCCGAGCGAGCGGCTGCTGCTGGCGCCACAGACCGAGGACGACCTGCGTGCCAAGGCCGAGCGCGAGGCAGCTGGAGAGAGGGCCGATGCCGATGAGCAGCGGCGCCTGGACGACAAGGCGAAGGCCGACGCCCAGCGCGGGGACTTCGCGCTGACCGGCAGTGATCGTGCGGCCGACGCCGCGCCGGCGCAGCGCGACCTGACGGGCATCACCGATCTGGGCGAGAAGATCGGCGGCGCCCGCAAGGACACCGCCATCAGCACAGGCAGAACCGGCCGCGCCGCCAGCGACGACGACCGACCAGCCTGGGCGCGCCGCTTCAAGGTCAGCCAGATCGTGCGCGCGGCCGGCCAGGTCAACGCGCCGAGAGACGAGGGCCGTTGGATCATCCGCGACTCGAGATCGACAGACTGGACCGGCCAGCCGCGGCAGGTGGGGCGTGACACCTTCGCCACCCAGGCCGAGGCCGAAGCCTTTGTGCCGCTCGCCGCGGTCGGCCTGAAGCACCGCGTGGTGCCGACGCCCGGCAACGCGAAGTTCGAGATCTGGCGCGACATCTCCGACCGCAAGCGGGTGAAGGTTGTGGATCGCGAGTTCGACACCCGAGACGAGGCGCTGACGTACATGGCCGCGCACGCGGCCGAGATCATCGAGGCGAACACCACGTTCGGCGAGGCCGACATGCCGCTGCCGCCGGACCGCGCCCGCACCGGGCCCGAGCGTCGCAAGGGCGACGTGAAGGGCGAGGACTTCATGCGCACCTTCGGGTTCCGAGGGGTGGAATTCGGCAACTGGAACAACCAAGACGAGCGCCAGGCGCTGATGAACGACGCGTGGGATGGTCTGATGGACTTGGCCGACGTGCTCGGCGTGCCACCGCGAGCGATCGGCCTCAACGGCGATCTGGCCCTCGCGTTCGGCGCCCGCGGCCACGGCCTCAACAGCGCCCGCGCGCACTACGAGCGCGGCCGCGCCGTCATCAACCTCACCAAGGAGCGCGGCGCCGGCTCGCTGGCGCATGAGTGGTTCCACGCGCTCGACCACTACTTCGGCCGCCAGGACGGCAAGGCCTCGGCGACGTGGAAGGTGGGCGCCGACGGCACGCGCACGCTGGACATCGGCGACCCAGCGCGCGACTACGCCAGCAGCGGGCTCCGCGGCGAGCGCTCCGGCGTGCGACCCGAGGTGCGCGAGGCCTACGAAGCGCTGCTGCGCACGATGACCAAGCGCGCGCAGACCTACGTGGACGACACCGCCAAGGTGGACCAGTTCACGGGCCGCACGCGCGAGGACCTGGCACGCCGGCTCGACGAGCTGCGCCGCAACCTGTCATCGCAGCTGGACCCCACCTACTACAAGCGCAACAACCAGCCGGCCAGCGCCGAGCAGCTGGCCGAGTTCGACAGCATCGCAAAGGCCATGCTCGAAGGCGAAGCAACGGCGCTGGCCACCGAGTGGAGGACGATCGCCAAGCCGGGCGAGATGGAGAAGAAGGCCTCGGCTCGCGCGGCCATCGCCTCGCGCTGGACGAACGACAACCTCGAGCGGCTGAGCGCCATCTACAAGGCCGTGCGTGGCCGCAGCGGCTTCGACTCGACGAACCAGGAGGGCGTGCTCGACAAGCTGCGCAGCGCGATGGGCCTGTACAGCCAGCGGCTGAAGATGCTGGCCGAGGCGCAGGCCGGCACCGAGAAGGTCCGCATGGTGCCCACCGAGTTCGCCAGGGAGGCGAAGGAACTCGACCAGGGCCGCGGCGAGGACTACTGGACCACGCCGCACGAGATGGCCGCGCGCGCATTCCAGGGCTACGTGGAAGACCGCATCGCCGAGCGCGGCGGCGTGAGCCGCTTCCTCAACTACGGCCCCGAGAACGTGGGCATTCCGACGCCGTGGGGCTTCAAGCGGCCCTTCCCCGCCGGCGACGAACGCAAGGCGATCAACGGGGCGTTCGACGCTTTCCTCGGCACGCTGAAGACCCGCGAGGACGATGCAGGCAACGTCGCGCTCTACAGCCAGGGGCGGCCCGGTCGTGGCGTCGACGCGACCGCGGTGTCGCGCATCGTCGAATCCATCCGCAAGACCTGGGCGAACGCGCCCGAGGTCATCGTCGTGGCGTCGATGCAGGACCCGGCCGTGCCCGAGGCGGCACGCCGCGCCGACGCTGCGCAGCGCAGCCAAGGCGCCGCCGGCGACCCGCGCGGCTTCTACTTCGGCGGCAAGGTCTACCTCGTGGCCGACGGCCTGCACAGCGAGGCCGACGTCGCCGAGACGCTGCTGCACGAGTCGCTCGGCCACTTCGGCCTGCGCGGCACGTTCGGCGATGCGCTGAACCCGGTGCTCGACCGGCTGGCGATGCTCAACGCGCGCCAGGTGCGGCTGAAAGCCGAGGAGTACGGGCTCGACCACACGAAGCGCACCGAGCGGCGCATCGCGGCCGAAGAGGTGCTGGCCGAGCTGGCGCAGACGCGGCCCGAGCTGGGCATCGTGCAGCGCGCCATCGCGGCGATCCGCGCGTGGCTGCGCGAGCATATCCCGGCGCTGGCCGGGCGCGAGCTCACCGATGCCGAGATCATCCGCGAGTACATCGAGCCGGCGCGCATGTTCGTGGAGCGCGGCGGGAAAGGGCAAGGCGCCGGCGACGTGCGCTTTGCCAGGGCGTTCCACGGCACGCCGACGCGTGGCATCGAGAAGTTCTCCACTGAGTTCGTGGGTGAAGGGGAAGGCGCGCAAGCCTATGGCTGGGGCCTGTACTTTGCGAGCAAGAAGTCGATTGCCGAGTTCTACAGAAAGTCGCTGACGCACAGCGCCCCTGGCGCCTACGTCAAGGGTGACAGAGAGATCAGTGACCCGGCCGACCTTGCCGAGGCGTACTTCGTTCCCGGGCGGATCGTGCCGAGCTACGGTGGCCGAGACAAGGTGCTGAAGTTCGGCCGCGACCCCCGCTTCGGTTGGTTCGTCGACGTTGTCCGCGTGGGTCCAAACGGCGAGGCAAGGCCGCACGAGCGGACGCGCCGCCACTCGACGTTCCCGGACTCCGCCAAGTTGGAGACGGCGCTGAAGGCGGAGGGCTGGACGCGTCAAGAGGCTGGCCAGCTGTACGAAGTCGAGGTTCCGGGTGACGACGTGCTGCTGAATTGGGACAAGCCAGTGCACGAGCAGCCCGAGGCCGTCAAGCGCGCGCTGCAGGCGTACATCGACGACCTCGTGTCGCCGCAGGAGCAATCAGCGTTCAACCGCTCGAACGGACAGCTGCACTCCGCGAAGACAGCGCCGCTGCGATGGAGCGGCGAAACGCTCTACCGGCACATCGGCGAAGAGCTGGGGTCGCGCGGCCAAGAGATGCCGCAGACGGACGGCGTGCCCCGTGGTTGGGGATCGGTCCTCAACACGATCAACGACCGTGCGTCGAACGACCGCGCCGCCAGTGAGGCGCTTGCTGCCGTAGGCATCCGCGGGATCCGGTACCTCGATGCTGCGAGCCGCAAGTCGGGAGACGGGTCACACAACTACGTCATTTTCAGCGGCGATGACGTGGCAATCCAGCGCGTGCACTTCAGCCGGACCGAAGCGACGGCTCGCGCCTACGAGGCACGCATCGATGCGCTCTTCGCCGGAGAGAAGGCCAACCTCGTTGGCGCACGCGTGCTCGATCGCTCCGACGTGCTGGCGATGCTGGGACTGGGCGACGGACCAGTCGAACTCGCTGAAGGCAAGGTAGGGCGCTCCGCTCACCCGCAGATGACGGCCGAGGTCTGGAAGAAGGTGCCCGCGTGGCTGGACCACCCGGCGGCAGTCTTCAATTCGGACACCGTTCCCGGTCGTCTTGTGTTCATCGCTGCCGAAGCGGTCGGTGGTGCGCCGGTGATGATCGTCGTGGAGCCGAAATCTGAGCGCGGCGGCGGCGCGACCATGCACTTGATGGTCAACGCCTACAACGCGCTCGGCGGCAAGACGCCGTTTGCCCGCTGGGTGCGCGACGGCATGCTGCGCTACGTTCACAAAGCAGCGTTCCCGGCGTTGCTCGCGAACACCTCCGGGCTGCAATTGCCCGGTACAGCGTTCACCAGCAAGCCGGGAACGAAGCGGATTCTATCCGAGAAGAACATCGCCGGGTGGAGACGCGAAAATGCGCCACCTGCAGGCCTCACCGATGAAGCAGCCGCCCGCCAACAAATCACGCCCGCGCCCGCAGCCGGTACCGCCGCTGCGGAGCGAAATGCTGACCAAGGCCGAGATCAAGGCGCTGCGGCAACACTCGCGCGAGATGGCCGCCTACTTTCAAAAGGTCTTCGCCAAGAAGACCAAGTAGGCGGCGAGTCGGGCGACCCCGACATCCGCTTCAGCCGTACCCCGCAGCCGGCCACGCCGGCCACGCCGGCCGAGACCACCACCGTCGAACGCACGGCCAGCGGCACGCGCGAGACGACCCTGCGCAGCTCGCCGTGGCTGGATGCCACGAACCGCCTGCAGTTCGCGCCTGGCCAGTGGCTCTACAACGCCATCGGCCGCGCCGCGAGCCCGCTGCTGACCAAGCTGCAGATGAAGGCGGCGAGCCCGGAAATGCGCGCCGCGCTGCGCCGCATGAAGCTGGACATCGCCAAGGCGCAGGAAACCGCCGCCGCGGTGGCCAAGGACATGCAGGCCTTCTCCGCAGGCGACCGCGAGATGATCTCCGACATCATCGAGCGCGAGGTGGCCGCCGGCGTGGCGCCGCCCGAGCACGCGGTGCGCCTCGCCGCGACGATGAGCCAGGCCATGAGCGCGCAGTCCAAGGAGCTCGTGCGCCTGGGCATGCTGAGCGAGGAGGCCGCGCAGCGCTGGGACGGCGCCTATCTGCCGCGCTTCTACGAGAGCAAGCTCAAGCCCAAGGTCGATGCCTGGGCCGACGCGGTGCGCCGCATCACCGGCCGCGCGCCTGTGATGTCAGGCATCAAGGGCAACCACCTCAAGGGCCGCGGCCTCTACGAGACGATCCCCTTCGAGCAGCTCAAGCGCTGGCAGGCGATGGGCTGGGAGGTGCGCGATCCCGACTACAAGCCCGAGGTGCCGCCGACCGACGGTACGGTGCAGGTGTGGCGCGACTTCACGCGCGAAGAGCGCGAGCGCATGGGTGAGATCCGCGACGCCGGCTTCCGCTTCGTCATGGGCTACATGCAGACGCAGCGCGACATCGCGCTCGGCCGCCTCTTCGAGGCACTGGCCAACGACCCGCGCTTCTCCTCGCGCACGCCCCAGGAGGGCTGGGTGCGCGTGCCCGACGGCACGGTGGAAGGCACCGGCGCGACGAAGTACGGCAAGCTCGCCGGGCGCTACGTGCCGCCCGATGTGCTGAGCCAGCTGACCGCGCTCGACGAAGCACAGTCCGCCGCGTGGCAGATGTACCGCAAGGCGCTCGCCGTGTGGAAGATGGGCAAGACCAGCATGAATCCGGTCTCGCACATGAACAACGTGCTGTCGAACCTGTCGATGGCGCACTTCGCCGGCGTGAGCTACCACCGGGCCGACAAGTACTTCGGCGCGCTGCGCGACTTCATCACCAAGCCGGCCATGCTGCAGGAGGCAAAGGACGCTGGCCTCTTCCTCGGCACGATGAACGCCGAGGAGTTGCTGAAGGACCTGCCGCCCGAGCTGCGCGACCTGGCCACCAAGGCCGAGAGCAAGACGCTGCGCGGCGCGCGGCTCACATTCGACCTGCTGACCTTCTTCCTGCGCAAGCCGCTCGGCAAGGCCTACGAGGCCGAGGACCTGTTCTTCCGCTACCTGATCTACAAGGACGCGCGCGAGCGCGGCATGGAGCCGCAGGAGGCAGTGGACCACGCGCAGCGGTTCATCTTCACCTACGACGACCTGCCCAAGGGCGCGCGCATGATCCGCGACTTCGGCATCCCCTTCTTCGCCTACACCTACAAGGCGATCCCTGCGCTGCTGCACACCGCACTGACCCATCCGCACCGCATGCTCGCGCCGGCCGCGGTGCTGTGGGGCATCAACGCCCTGGCCTACGCCATCGCCACCGACGACGATGACGACTGGCAAGAGGCGATCAGGAAGTACGTCGAAGATCCGGCGTTCCGCGAGCGCGTGCGCGAGAAACAGGCCGGCGAGCGCGGCCTGCTGCCGCCGTGGATGAAGGGCACGACGGCGCTGCTCACGCCCAAGGCCATCCGCCTGGGCATGGACGAGGTGACCGAGTTGCCGCTCTTCCTCGACGTGGCGCGCATCATTCCCGGTGGCGACATCTTCGACGTGAGCCCGAACGCCGGCGGCGTGCCGCTGCCGCAGCCCATCACACCGAGCCACCCGCTCTTCACGATGGCGGTGGCCATGCTCGCCAACAAGGACACGTGGACCGGCAAGGACCTCGTGCTCAAGGACGCCGACACCAGCGCCGAGGCGGCGCAGAAGCGCGCCGAGTGGATCTGGCGCCAGGTGTCGCCGGCGGTGGCCATCGGCAACGCGCACTGGGAGCGCACGCTCAACGCGCTGGCGCAGGGCACCGGGCAGGAGGTGCAGCTGATCCCTGGCGCGCCCGAGGCGGTGTCGAAGACCTACACCGGCGTCAACCGCGATGGCCAGCCGGTGCAGCCCAAGCACGCAGCGATGCAGACATTCGGCATCAAGGTGCGGCCGATCGACCTGGACCTGTCGGAGAAGATCGACGCCAGCAACCGGCAGCGGCTCATCCGCGACATCGATGCCCAGCTGCGCACGCTGCGCCGCCTGAACTCGAAGGGTGCCGTCAGCGACAAGGCGCTCGACGAGGCCATCGAACGGGGCGGCGAGAAGAAGGAGCGCCTACGCGAGGGCCTAACAGTCGACGGTAACAGACGCGACTGATCGGGAGGGGTAGACTCCCGCCCGTCATCGTTGAACCACCTCCCCAAGGGAGCGATCGGCATGCGGGAAGCGCAGGCCGACCCGTCCAAAAGGGAGCCCCGAGGCCCGGTATCCGCAAGGAGCCGGGCCTCTTGCATTTCCGAGGAGAAATCGCGATGGATGCACTGATCGGTTTCGCAGCTGGCGCCATTTTCTGGGTGCCTGTGGGCATGTGGCTGCGAAAGTACTGGGGCAAGAAGGACCCGACGACCCTCGCGGCGGCGGACGCGGCGGTCAAGGAAGCGGGCGAGCGGGCCCAGCGCCGCTTCTGACACGCGCCATGTCCGCCGACAGCAGCCCGATGCCCCTCAGCGACGCGCAGGTTGAGCGCATCGCCGAGAAGGCGGCCGCGAAAGCCATCGAGAAGATGACCGGCCACCTCTACCAAGAGGTGGGCAAGACCGTCGTGCAGCGCGGACTGTGGGTGGTCGGCGTCGTCGCGGTAGCCCTGTTCGCATTCCTGGCGGGCAGGGGCGTCATCAAGATCCCATGAGCCCGGCCGGCTGGACCGAGCGCTTCGCCGCGGCGGAGCGGCGCCTTGGCGTGCGTCGCACCGCCATGGTGGTCTGGGCGATGTGGATGACGTGGCAGGTGACGGTGATGTCGATCGCCTACGCCGAGAGGATGACCGATGCGGCCTCGATCGCTGCATGCGCCGCGGTCATCGGCGCCATCCAGGTCCCGGTGACGACGCTGGCCGGCATCGTGTGCCGCGACTACTTCCGGGACAAGCAGCGGCCAGCAGAGCCGCGACCACCGGCCTGACCTTCTGTGCGCACGCGCGTGGGCGCCGGCCTGGCGCCGCTTCGAGACCGCCTGCCGAGCGAGACGCTGGGCCTGGCTCCGGCGGTTGCCGCTGCGCTGCGCGAGGTCGAGCAGGAGATCGCCGAGCCCTACCGCCTTCGCGGCGCGCTCCTCGGCTACGACGCAACCATGCGCACGGCGCAACGCATCGCCGACCGTTTGAGCATGGACGTCTACGTCGCGAGCCCGGCCGAGTTCGTCGTCACCAGCACGTGAGGACCCCATGCTCATCACGATCCCGCGGCTGATCGCCGTTGGCCTGCAGCCGACCCAGGCGCGCGCTTTCGCCGAGCCGCTGGCAGAAGCCTGCACAAAGTTCGGCATCGACACCGCACAGCGCCTGGCCGGCTTCATCGGTCAGTGCATGATCGAGTCGGCGCGCTTCACGAAGCTCGAAGAGAACCTCTTCTACCGCGACCCGGCGCGCATCGCAGGCATCTTCCGCACGGGCTTCGACCTCGACGGCGATCGCGTCGTCGACCCGGAAGAGATCGAGTTCGCGCGTGGCTACGTGGGCAAGCCGCGCGAGCTGGCCAACCGGGCCTACGCGAACCGCGGAGGCAATGGTGACGAGGCGAGCGGCGACGGCTGGCGCTATCGCGGCCGCGGCCTGATCCAGCTGAGCCTGCTGGACAACTACGCGGCGGCGCAGCGGGACCTCGGGCGACCGTACCTCACCGAGCCGGACCTCGTGGCGCAACCAGTCGACGCGTGCCTGACCGCGGCGCGGTACTGGGAACAGGCCGGCTGCAACACCCTGGCCGACATGCGCAACTGGGATGGCTGCACGCTCGCCGTGAACGGCAAGGGCATGCTCCACCGCGCCGAGCGTGCGACCGCATCGAACGACGCGCTGGCCGCGCTACGCGCATGAACCTCGTCATCGACTACCTGCGCCTGCGCCGCGCCGTCGGGGCGCTGGGCGTGCTGCTGCCCGTGGCCCTGCTGCTGGTGGCGGGCCCGCAGGACAGCCTCTCGGCCTACTACGCGACGCCGGCGCGAGACCTGTTCGTCGGCGTGCTATGGACCATCGGCGCGCTGCTGCTGGCCTACCGCGGGCACGATCGCGGGGACCGCATCGTCTCGGCCGTGAGCGGCCTGGCGTTGCTGCTGGTGGCCATGGCGCCGGTCGGCGGCCCGGCGCACGCACTGCACGTGGGCGCTGCTGTCGTCTTCTTCACGTCGACCGCGGCCATGTGCGAGCGGTTCGGCCGCGGCGGCTACCGCCGGCGCACGTTCCTCGGGCTGGGCGCGACCATCCTGCTGGCGCTGCTCGCCGCCGCGGCCGGGGCGCCGCTGCTGCTGGCCGAGTCGGTGGCTGTCGTTGCCTTCGGCGCGGCTTGGCTGCTCAAGGGCCGCGCGCTCGAGACGGCGTTTCGCTGATGTGGATCAAGGCACTCGCCATCGCGGCCGCTGTCGCCGCCGTGGCCGTAGCCTTCCGGTGTACCTACACCGAGGGCAAGGACGCTGGCAGCGCGGCGATGGCGGCTTCGTTCGCGCGCGCCCAGGACCTCGCCATCAAGGCGCGTGACGCGCGCCAGGCCGAAATCGAGAAGGGGCAGCAGGATGCAGCGCTCAGAGGACAGAAGGCCCGCGACGACGCGGAGATCGCTCGCGTTGCTGCTGACGATGCCGTTGCTCGGCTGCAGCGCCGCGCCGGTGAGCTTGCCGCCCGATCCTGTCCGGGTTCCACCGCTGCCGCCGACGGCACGCCAGCAGCCGGACCCGATGTGCTCGCCGACGTGCTCGGCCGGCTGGCAAGGGCTGGTGGACAGCTTGCTGCGGCCCGCGACCGCGACCGTGCCGCCGGCGCCGAGTGCGTCGAACGCTACGAGGCGCTGAGGACGCAGCCTTGATCGGCTTCGAGTCGGCCGCCTTCAGGCGGGGCCTGCGCTGGGGCATCGCGGTCGGCGCGGCCGGCGGCGGCACGCTCGCGCTGCTGCTGGCCTCGCCGCCGGCGCGAGCCGAGCCGTCGGAAACGGGCAAGGCCATCTTGCTCGCCACGGACCGCACCGGGGCCACCGTCACGCTCTACGACCGGCGCGGCCCGTGCGCTGGGCAAGCGCTGTTCGCCACCTGGTTGCGGCACGGTGCAGAGCAGGTCCCAGGCTGCTGGATCGCCGTGCACGGCGGCGTGTGGGTGTCGTTCTTCGACGGCGAGCGCGCAGACATTCCGACGACGCACCTGCGGCGTGCGGAGGCATTGTGATCACCGTCACCCGCGCCGACGGCACAGCGCTTGAGCTCGACGAGGCCGAGGCGCTCGACCTGCACAGGCAGCTACGTGCCGCGCTTGGGCTTGAGCGGCAGCCGGTCGGCGCGCTCGTCAGCTTTGGCCCGGCGCACGCCCGCCACAGAATGCTGGTGCAGGGCGATCGTGCGCACTGCCACGACCGCTCGACGCAGTTCGAGGGCGGCGTCTATCGCATGGTGGCGATCGCCGACGGCGAGCCTGAGCCCAGCGCGCACGCGCCGCTGTAGCTGCCCTGAAAAGGCACAGGCCCCGCAACCCGTGCCCGGGCGGCGAGGCCTGCGTGCGCTGCGGCTCCACTGTTACCCCCAGGGCTTGCGGCCCATCGGGAACCGAATAGCGTCAGGGTTCCAGCGCAATGACGCCGGGACCCCGGCGCCGTGGCGTGAATTGTGCACGAAGGCAAGAGCCGAGTAAAGACTCTTTACCCGCGCGCGCTCTTCATGCCGCTGCGGCCGCCAGTTTCTGGTAGGGCATCCACGTCGCGTAGCCGCCGGCGGCCGGCGTCACGTCGTCGTCTTGCAGCAGCGGCACCGAAGTGCGAGCGTGCATGCTGCCGTCGTGGCCCGCCACCGTGAGGTTCACGAGACGGTCGTTCCAGACGTAGGCGATGCCGGCGTCGTGGGGCTGCGGCTCGCCGCCGTTGGCGGGGATGCCAGTGGTGCCGTTCGGGTAGAACCAGACGCGGCGGCCGATGGTGGGCTTGATCATCGCTCTCTCTCCTTCAGGTTGCGCCGCTTCGCGCGGCGGGTTGGTGATCTCTTCGAGCAGCTGGCGCGCCAGCACGACGGTGGCGCGCGGCACCTGCCTGCGAAACCGCACCGCCACCTCAAATAGGTACTTGCGCTGCGGCGGTGTCAGCTCGTGCTCGGGCTTGTGCTCGGCCAGGTTGGCCATGTCGCGTGCGAAGCGCTTCGTGCCGATGCCCGGGCAGTAGGTCACCTGCGCGATGGCGCGGGCGATGGTGCGCTCGTCCTCGGTCACAGGCCTGCCTCGGGTGCCCATGCTGGGTGCTGGCTAGAGCGCCGCCACAGCATCGGCTCGTCGCCGCGCATCATCATCAGATGCGCAATGACGTCGTCGGTCGGGCACATGGCCCCGGCCCAGCTGCCGGCGTAGTAGGCGATCGGGTGCATGCACAGCGAGCAGAGAACGCGCAGCGTGTCGCGCCGCGGGTCCTTGCCGATCGCCACGGTGGGCTTCAGCCGCTTGAAGAGGTAGTGCAGCCCGCTGCGCTTGCTCGACTCCATGAACATGCCGGTGAGCATGTACTGCTTGAACTGCCGGTGCGACACGAGCTCGGCCAGCGTGCGGGTCGCGTTGCTCTCCTGCTCGATGCCCCAGGCGTCCGAGCAGCCGAGCGTCCGCAGGTCCTGCGTCAGGTGGTGCACCGCCGGCTTCAGCCCGTAGACCACGCGGCCTTTGTCTTCGATCACCAGCACGAGGCAGCGGAGCTTCGTGCTGTAGAAGGCGTTGCGCAGGCGCAGCCCTTCGTCCTCGGCGTTGGGCTTCTCCTCTCCGACCTTGGACAACTGGGCGTAGGGGTAGCTCGGCTCGATGATGAGCCGCTCGCCCTCCAGCGGGATCGGGATGCCGGCCCACTCGTCACGATCAGCGGCGAGGCGCCGCAGGCCGTTACGCAGGCCGGCCAGGCCGTCGAACTCTTCGAGCAGCGCGCGCTTATCCGCCGGCAGTGCGGGCGACAGCGACGGTGTGAACAGACTCGGCAGGGACGCGCTTGCGGCGGCCGCCGCGGCGCTGTGCCGGCGCTTCCGGCTGCGGCCCTTCGTGGGCTTGCTGCGGTTGGCCATCGGGCTTTTCCTTGAGCGTGACGGGCGGCAGCTCGGCCTGCGGCACGTGCTGCAGGTTCAGCGGGTCGAAGTCGGCGACGATGTACTCGCACGCCTCTTCGTCGAAGGCGGTGGCGCGCGTGTATTTCCCGTCTGGCATGCGCACGAGCAGGGCGTACCCGCGGCGCAGCATGTCGGTGACGACGCGCGCCGCGCGGATGCGCTCGGCTGGGTTGGCCGGGTCGAACGACAGCTTCAGGTCGCCAGCGCCGACGTTGAGGATTCCGAGGTGCGGGGTCACAGCCGTTCCAGGCCGCGCACTTTCATGCCGGTCGCCTTCAGCTGCTTCGGCGTCTCGCCGCCTGTGATGCCGTCAGTCGGTCCCGGGCCCATGACGAGGATCGTCGGCGTGTCCTGCACGCGCTTGGCCGCACGCTCGCACGAGTCGCGGCGCGTGTAGCCCTCGGCGCTGTCAGCAACGATCTTGCCGTTCGATGCACGCATGCGCCAGCGCCACTGCCCGGCGCGGTCCTGGTAGGTGGTGATGCGGTAGGCCTTCATGGCGCACCTTCTTCGTCATTGGCCGCAAGGTCTTCGGCGCGGCGCTCATCGGCCGTCAAGTACATGAGCGCGCTGACGCCTGTGTAACGCGCGGCGCCTTGCTGGCGCGCTGCTCGATCATGGTTTGGGTCTCGGTGCTCATGGGTAGGCCTTCGTGAAGTCGCGGTTGATGGAGTGCCACAAGTCGCGCACGGCGTTGCCTAGCCGCGCGCGGTCGTGGTGGCTGTGGCTCGCCTGCCGGAGCAGGCCTAGGTAGCTGTTCGCGAGCTGGCGCACCGCGGCGCGGTCTCGCTCCGGTTGCTCGCGCAGCGCCTGCATGCGCGAGACGGCGCGCGCCACAGTGCCTGGCCGCGTCGTTCGCCGCCACGGCCGAATCACGTGCCCGACAAAGTCGACGCCTCGGTCGACCGGCTGCAGGATCGTCTTGCGCGGGTTCAGATGGCAGCGCAGCGTCGCTGGCAGCCACGCCTGCAGGTCGGCAAGGGCCGCTTTGAGCCAGCCAGGATCCTGATGCAGCAGGATGAAGTCGTCGACGTAGCGCACGTAGTGCGGCGCGCGCAGGCGGTGCTTCGCTCGCTGGTCCAGCGGATCCAAGAGCACGTTGGCGAAGAACTGCGAGGACAGGTTGCCGATCGGCAGGCCGTGGCCATACGGTGCATTGAACAGGCTCTTGTGCGGCGGCACGAGATCCAGCTCCTGGCGACGGCCGCGCAGGAGCACGTTCTCACGGGGGTCGTGCATCAGGATCGTCTGCGCCAGCGCCATCCACCATGGCTCCGGGATACGGCGCCGCAACAGCTCGAGCAGAGTGGGCTTGTGGATCGAGACGAAGAAGTTGCTCAGATCGCACTTCAGGTAGTGCGCAGGCACCGACCAGTTGCTGCTCACGCTTCGGACCTGGTGCTCCAGCCGACGCGCCGCGTAGAGCGTCCCGCGCCCGGGAATGCAGGCGCAGCTGTCCGCCACGAACGAGGCGTGGAACCGGCGCGCGACGTGGTTGTATAGGAGCCAGTGCACGATCCTGTCGCGAAACTCGGCGGCCCAAACCTCGCGCGGCCGCGGGTGCGTGACGACGAAGCAGATGGAGCGGCCAGGCCGGTACTCGCCGCTCAGCAATTCCTGGTGCAGCGCGTAGAGGTTGCGCTCGGCATTGGCCTCGAAAGCTTGCGCTGCGCTGCTCGTGCGCTTCGTGCGCCGGCAGTCGATCCATGCTTGCGCCAGGGCCTCGAACAGGTCTGAATCTGCGGACGGCCACCGCGCCGCCCGAAGCGCTGCGGTTGTTGTAGTTGACGTTGCCGTTGTTGAGGTTGCAGTTCCACGCGTAGGCGGAGCTGTCGCGCTTTCCAGGCCCGCGCCCCGAAGGCCGGAGCCGATCAGTGCGTGGGCTACACCGGACCAGGCCCGCACTTGGGCGGCGGTATCCGTGGCGTGCATGTCCGTGGCCTCGTGAGCCAGGGGCGCGACCAGATTCATGCGCACCGGCATGAGGGCCTTGACCGTCATGCTGCAGGCGCCCTGTTCGTTGCGGACTTGAGCCAGCCGCCGGCTTGCGCGCCAATGCCCTCAAGGAGCAGAACCGCTGCCGACCACTGCTTTGTCGGGACCGCGCGCAGCTCATGAGCAACGCGCAGCGTCACCGTTGTCGCGCGGAGCAGCACAAGCAGCCGCTCGATATTGGCAGCGCGCTCGGCGCGGCGCGTGGCGTTGGCCAGCGCCATCAGCTCCAGCATGTCGGTGCAGCCTTGCACGATCTTCTCGCCGAGCGAACGCTTGAAGCCCCGCGGCATGTCCCGCTGGATCAGGTAGCCCATCGCAAGCAGCTCTGTGCCCGTGCGATAGATCGGCAGGTCGGCGTGCAGCGCCATGGGGCTCGCTCAGCTCAAAGGACTGAAGAGGTCAAGAATTCACTCTGCGGACGGCCACCGCGCCGCCCGAAGCGCTGCGGCCGCAGTAGTTGACGCCGCCGTCGTCGAGGTAGCAGTCCCACGCGAAGGCGGAGTTCTCCTTGTGCGGCTCGCAGGTCCAGAACCACGACATGCCGTCGAGTCGGCCGTGGCGGTGCGCGACGATCAGACGCGCCTCCTGGATGGTCGGCGCGTAGAGACCGCGGGCCTTGGCGAACGCCTGCGCGTGGTCGAAGTTGAGGCCGCTGTCCTGCGTGGCGCCGACGATGATGTGGTGCTTGAGGCTGCCGTCTTCATTGAGCACGGCGCCGGCGTACCACTCGCCCGGGGCGAGCAGGATGTCGGCGGCGGGCACGCGCAGCGGCTGCGCCTGGCGCTGCAGGAGCTCGATCATTGCGGCCAGCTCCGCCTGCTTGGCCTGCACGAGCTCGATGGTCACTTCGGACATGAGGAAGTCTCCTTGCGCGAAGAAGGATTCAAGAGGTCAAGGGAATCAGGCGGACGGCCACCGCGCCGCCCGAAGCGCTGCGGCCGCTGCAGCTGACGATGCCGCTGATGAGGAGGCAGTACCACGCGAAGGCGGAGGGAGCGGGCGCGTAGTCCTCCTCGGTCCACGCCCAGGTGGCCGGCAGCAGGTCACCCAGCGTGGCCACCAGCATGGAGCCGATGGCGCGCGTGACGAGCTGAGCGCCGAGGCTCTTGGCCCAGGCGCGCTGCGCATCGACGCCCTGCCGCTTCGGCGGCTTGGCCTCGTGCAGATAGACCACGGCGACGTTGCGGCCGTCGGCCAGCGTGATGACGCCGCCGTACAGGCCGTCGGCCAACGGCTGCTTGAGCGCCGGCAAGGCGCCCAGGCTGATGGATTCGATGATCGGCGCAGCCTGCGGAGCCGCGCTGGAGCGCGGCTCGGTGATGGCTTCGGATTCGTCACTCATGGTCTACGTCCTCTCAGGTTAGGAAGTCACCGCGATCAGCCCGCGGCGGGCGAGTTCGGCAATGGTTTTCAGGATCGCCGCGTCGATGCGCGAGCGGCGCTCTTCTCGGGTCAGGTCGCGCCCCTGGTCGATCTCGGAGTGGCACTCGTCGCACAGTGCCGCGGTGAGCGCGTCGTCGGTCTTGCGGGCCATGCCTTTGCCCTCGTTACGGTGCGCACACTGGGTGCGCCCTTCAACCCCACAGCGCATGCACGGCAGCGAGGCGACGGCCAGGCGCCATGCCTCGCTGTCGTGGCGCCGCACCTTGGGCACTGCTCTCGCCGGCGGCAGAGAGACCGCTGCGCGCGCCACAGGCCGCGGCGTAGGCGTGCAGTCAACCTGCTTCGCCTGGCGCGCCAGCACCGGCTTGCGCTTGAAACCAGTGCGGCGAAGGGGCGCGCTGCGCTTCATCATCAGCCGGCGTTTGCGGCCTCTGCCATCGCCGCGGCGGACAACCGCTCCGCTTCGGCGATCAGGTCGTGCAGTCCACGCTCTTGCAGCAGCGCCACCAGCGTGGGCAGCAGCTTCGCGTTCGCCGCCTTGCGCCGAGCCACCATCGCGTCGATGAAGGTCGCCGAGAGCCGCTTGGCTTCGAGCGCCAGGTGCGCATCCTCGGCTTCCAGCGTCACGCGATCGGCCAGCGGCCGGGGGATGCCGTCGACCACGAAGGCGCGCTTCCACTCGGCCAGCGTGGCCGCGATCTCAAGGCGGCGCAGCCGGATCTCGTGGCCGCGCGCTTCCGCGGTCGACAGGTCGGACATTGGCTTGGACCTACGCGCAGTTGCCCATCAGCAGCGGCACGGCCCCGAGGCCATCGCGGACCTGCTGAATCAGTTCCTTCGCCGCGCCGTCGTGCACGCGGTCGGCGCGGACCAGCTCGTAGTGGAAGCTGAGCTTGCCACCGCTGTTGCGGTACTTCAGCCGCGCGCCCAGGCTCCAAGCGGCCCCGCCGTGGAACACCGGGATGCCAAGGCCGAAGCGCTCGAAGAGCTTCATCTCCTCGACAGTTCCCGCATCGGGGTCGGCGATGTAGACCAAACGCGTGCCACCGCTCTGCAGCCTGACGGCGGACTTCAGTTGCCGCTCCTCGTTCATGACGAAGTTCGTGGCCATCTCCAGCATCTGCAGGCTGGTCGGCAGGCCGTTCGCAGTCGCGATGTCGTCGTCGTGCTCCTGGATCCACTCGGCGAACTGGATCTGCGGGAACGGCTGCTTGTCCTTGCCCTTCCAGGCCTTCCACTCGGCGGAGTGCTCGGGCGTGAACTTCGCCTGGTGAGCACGCCAGCCCGCTTGGCTCTTCTCGTGCTCGTCGATCACTGCGGTGAAAGACAGATCGAAGGACTGCGGGTTGAAGTTGCACCATGCCACCGTGCCATCGGCCGCGTGGCGCGCGACGTAGGCAAGGAAGCTCTCGACGGTGGCGAAAGTGGCGGTCGCTTTGGTCTTGCGAGGACGGGCGAGGTGCGCCTCGAGGTCGACCTTGATCTCCTTCAGCTCGCAGGCCTTCGGCACCGCGGCATGCAGGATCGTGAGGCCCGGCGTTGCCGTCTCCAGCGTGTTGATGACGCTCGCCTTGGGCAGAACCTCGGCCAGGGTCTCGGCCAGGTTCTTCGTGGTGGGTTGGTCCATGTGGTCCATGTGGCTCCTGTGGGGTGGTTCGGTTGGTTGCGGTGGTCTAGGCGCCCACGGCGCCGCGGATCTCGCCGGTATCGGGGTCGACGCTGCGGGCGGCGGCCTTCGGCGCGGCATCGGCGATGCGAAGGTCCAGCTTGCGCTGGTTGGGGTTGTCGAGCGACAGGTTGCCTTCGACCGTCGCGTAGAAGAGGTCGGCGTCGGGCGCCTTCTCGGGCACCTTGTCCGTGACCTTGGCGAGCACCGACACGGCGGCGTTCACCTTCTTCACGTCGATCGTGATCGTCAGCTTGCCGGCCTTGCCGGTCTCGTCGACGCCTCGCACGACGGAGGCGAAGAGGTCGCTGCACAGGTCCAGGAACACGCCGCCTTGCAGCATGCGCAGCGTGTCGGTGATCGGTTTGGCCATGGCCTCAGCTCTCCTGCTTCTTGCCCTCTTCGGGCGGTTGGAACTTGCCCTTGATGTGGGCGGCGAAGTACTTGCCGGGGCTCTCGGCGGCGCGAAAGCCATCGGCGATCTCGGCCGGCACGCCGGCGAAGAGGTAGACGCGCTGGCTGCTGTGGAAGCGGATGCCGAGCGTTCGCTCGGTCGCGTCGTAGCCGCAGGCGCTGACGGTGCTCGACGGGTTGGCGAGCGGTTGCATGTCGATCACGCTGCCTCCTGTAGGAACTGGTTTGCGGACATGCGCATGAGCGCCTGCTCAAGAGGCCAGAACTGCGCGCGGCGCGCGGCCTTCTCTCGAAAGCGCCGATTGATCTCCTTGCGTGGCGTGCGCGGCGGGCGCCGGGCGACAGGGCCGCGGCCCAGCGCGTACTGCGGTACGGGAGCGCCGCCACCGCCGCCTCGACGCATGATCCAATCGGCGACGCGCACCGCCTTGCCGGCGGCGAGCGCGCGCAGGCACTTGCGCACCGAGATGTCGTCGCACCCGGTCAAGCGCGCCAACTCGCCGATGGAATGCGGCTCGATGGCCAGGGCGTCGAGAAGCTGCACGAAGACGTGGAGCAGCCTGTTGATCGTCTGCGGCGATGCCACGGGGTGGTGGAACCTGATGGCCCTGCCGTTGTCGCGCTTCGTTGGGCACGGCGCGTCGCCGAGGCGCCGCGGCTGCGCCAGCCACACCGGCAGGGGCGCCTGGTGCGGCCGCACGTCCCACGCGCAAACCCGAATGTGCCCGGCCTCGTGCAGCGCGCGCACGAACCGCAGCGCAGCGTTCTTGCCCAGCAAGCCAGTGCCGATGAGCTGCGGTTTCGTCATCGGCTCCGCCAGGGCACAGAAAACCCTGGCGTAGCCGGCCAGCCCGAGAACACCACGGTGCGCCGTCACAGCGCCTCCGCAACACGCGCCAGCAGCGCGGCTTTCAGCTTGGGCAGGTCGGCCGCGTGCAGCATGAGCGTGACCGACTTGCCCTCGGGCTTGAACGGGTTCACGCCCAGCGCCTGCACCTCGGCGGCCGTCATGCGCCAGCCGAGCTTGTCGCAGATGTCCGCAAGACGAACGGGCGGGAAGGCGCTCAGGTCGGCCTGCGCCCTCCCCCCCTCGCTTCCGCTCGGCGCTGCCGCGGCCGCGGTGGCAGCGTTGCCGGCAAACAGGCCGGGCGTCCCCGGCACATAGCCACTCTCTTGGGCGTGAGGGGCCGGCGCCGGTGTGGGCGCCGGTGTGGATTCGATGACCGCGCGCTCGTCGGCACGGGCCTTCTGGGCGACAGCGTCGAGGCGCACGCGCTCGTCGCTGATGCGCTTGTCGATGATGAGCGTCAGCGCCTCGCGGTCGCGCATTACCAGCGCCGCAACGTCCGGCTTGAACAGGTGGCGCATGTCCTCGGCCACCGCGTTCAGAACCCCGAGGTTCTCGACGATCGCATCTCGGTCGGCGTCGATGACGATCTTCGCGCCGGCGATCGCCGTGCTGATCTTGTCGCGCATCGCGTTGATGCTGCTCATGCCCTTCAGCAGCTGGGCAAAGTCAACCGGAGCGAATGTCGGCTGCACCCTCACGCCCCACACGTCGACGACGCTGCGCGCGAGGTGCGCAGCCACCGCGTCGCGGCCGCGCGTGATCTCGTCGCTGCGCAGTTTGAGCCGATGCGACTCGCCAAGCTTTTCGCCGGCGAGCCGGGCCTCGCGTGCAATCTGCACCAGCGTTGCGCCGGCCTGCCGCATCGCGTCGACGTCGCCGACGCTGGCCAGTGCCTGATCTACGGCGGCGGCGGTTGCCTTCTCCAGCTCTCCGAGCCGCTTGCACTGCGCGGCCAGGTCAGCGAACTCCTGATCGTTGCTCGGCGCCTTCGACATGCGCGCGACGAACTCGCGCAGCGGGTCGGTCAGCAGCAGCAGGTTGTGCGTCAGGGCAACCGCGCCCGTGCACTGCACCACCGGCGTGGGCAGCATCTCGACCGGCGCGGCCCTGGCCCGCTCCACGCGCGGCTGCGGGATGTGCGCCTGCAGGTCGCGGTCGAACTGGATCCAGCCGGCCGCGACCTTCTCGATCATCTCGTCGTCCCGAGGCACGATGTAGTGCCGCTCGTCGAGCAGCTTGGTGCCATCCCAGTCGGTCGCGCTGAGGAGCGTCTCTTTCGCACCGCTGCACAGCTGCTGGTGCGCGATCTGCACCCGGTAGAGCATGGGCACGAGCTCGTTGCGCACCACCGGCGTGTTGCCCGGCTCGCCCGGGTCGCCAAACTGCTGGCGCGGGAACGCTTCGCGCAGGACCTGGTTCAGGCGCTTGTGCTCCCAGTCCATGCCACAGAGGCGACGGCCGTCGAGCGAAGCGCTGTAGCGCCCCTTCACGAAGACCATGGGCACGAGGACATCGTCGAGCAGGTACTCGACGCGCTCGCGGCCCAGGCGCTCGTAGGTGTGCCCCGGGTCGATGATGTTGTCCTGCACCCAGTCGCTGAAGATCCGGTCGACGCCGGAATGCAGGCGGTCCAGCAGCTCGGTGCGGGTCTCGTGGGCGCCCTCGACGCCCATCATCGCGGGCGCGTCGCTGGCGTTCCAGTGCGTGAGCCGGTGCGCGCGCCACTCAGGCGAGCCGATGCCACCGGGAATGTGGGCCACCACGCCGGCCAGGTCGGGCGCGTTCACTTGCCGCCTCCGGCTGCTTGCTCCTGGCGCTGCAGCGCGCGGATGGCCGCCTCGCGCTCGGCCGAGAGCGGACCCTTCTGCTTGGCGAACTGCACGAGGCCCTCGTGGTCGCCGCCGGTGTTGAGCGCCTTCTGCGCCGAGCCCTTGAGCCAGCGGTCGAAGGACGCGTCGTCCCAGGCAGGCGGCGGCGGCGGGGGCGGGGGCGGCGCGCCGGCGGAGTGGCCGTTGCCGGCCGGGCCCTCGGGCGGCGCGAACGCCTGCTCGGGCGTCGTGTCGCCATCGGCGATGGCGGTGGCGATGCCGACCAGCACCACGATGTCGTCGATGCCCACGTCGGCCAGGCCGGCCCGGCCCAGCTTGGCCAGGATCTGCTGCTCGTTGATGCCCCAGTGCGCAAACTTCTCGACTGCAGCCTTGCGGCGATCGGCCAGTGTCTTCACGTCGCCGGCGACGACGGCACGCGCCTGCAGGTACAGCGGCTCCCAGAAGGCCTTCGGGATGCCCTTGAGGATTGCGTTACGCAGCGCGATGCTGTTGGCTGCGTTCGCGGTCACGCCGATCATGTCGGCCCCGTAGCGCTTGCCGCTGGAGGAGGTGATGCGGCGCTGCACCTCGTAGGTGATGCCGGTGTTTCGCTCGAGGTCCAGGAAGACGCCCTGCGAGGTGACGAATTCCTTGCCTTCGCTGACCACGCGCGCGCCGCCGCGAGCGTTGCCCCAGGCCGAGAGGATCACCTCGCCGAAGCGGGCGCTCGGGCCGGCGATCGTCACGTTCTCCTGCTTCTTCGCGTCCCAGCGGATCAGCGCGTAGATGCACTGCTCGGCGATCGACTGGTTGAGCGCGACCATCTGGCGCCCCTCGGTCAAGAACTTCTGGATGCTGCGCGGGTAGCGCTTCGCCGTGGCGATCTGCACGTCGATCTCGCCTCGCACGATCGACTCGAGCGCGCCGGGCTCGACGCTTTGGATCTCGCGGCCCTCGTTGAGGAGTTCGTCCGTTGGAGGTTGAGGTGCGTTCAAGGTTGGCTCTCCTGGTCATCGCGCCTGGACAACCCGGCGCGGAAAAACTGTCCAATCGCGAGGCTGCCGACCGCCGAGAAGGCGAGGTACAGCAGCGCGTAGGAAATGGCGTCCATCACACGAGGCGCCCAAGCAGCACGCCGGTGACGAAGGCGGCCAGCACGAGGACCACCACGACGCCGCGCCGGCGCAGGAGCGGCACGCGCTGGCGCCGGAACAAGCCGCGCTCGGCAGGCCAATACGGGTGCGTGTGGATCGGGGTGACGACCTTGTGCGGCTGACGTGGCACCAGCCCCAGGTGCTGGGCGTGACGGCTGCTCATCGAAGCCCGCCGATCTGCGTCGCTGCCATCGTCTCCCGCCAGGCGGGCGACGCCATCTCTGTGGGCCGCATGTCGTCGGGCAGGTCTGGCGCCGGCGCTGTCGGAGCGAAGCGCTGGCGCTCGAGGCGCAGCAGGCCAGGCGCGTGCGCCGGCGGGTGCGGCTTCGTTGCGACCTGAACCATCTCCACGCACGCGAGCGCTGTTCGGAACGCGGCCAGGCGTGGGCGCAGGCGCGGATTGCGGTCGGCCTGCTCGTGCAGCAGCAGCAGCAGCACGCGTGCGGCTTCCAGTTCGGCGGCGGTCACGCGGCTTGCTCCAGCAACACCAGCGCGGGCTGGTGCGTACCGAAGGCCGCGCGCTGGTCACCTCGCGGCCGTGGCTCCACCTGCGGCCACGTGTGCGGGAACTCGCGCAGCGTCTGCCACTCGGTGGGCCGCCACTCGCCGCGGCGATCGGCCGGCGCGCGCAAGGCCTCGAACGCGGCATAGCGCTTGCGCGCGAAGCGGCGAGCGGTGGTGCGATAGGCGGCGTAGTCGCCTTGCACCGTGATGCCGCCGCCGCGGGCCAGGAACACGCCGAGCGGACGCTTGAGCGAGTCGTGCAGTTCGACCAGCCAGTAGATGGCCTGGAGGCGCGGCTGCTTCGGCCCGTCGGCCAGCAAGCGGAACCTGAGGTGGCTCAGGTCAGCACCGGCTGGCGGTACTGCGGGCGGCCGGTGCGGGAGAAGCTGCCATGGGGCTTGGTTGTCTTGCAATTTGCGCACTCCCTTTGAAATCGGGTTGGCGCAGTCTATTGGCCTTAGACATCATTGTCAAGCGTGATTAGACAGACTTCCTCCGCGAAGTGGACGGGGCGGCAGCCCGAGCCAGGGCAAACTCGCCTGCATGCCGCCTGCCGCCTTGCTGCTTGCTTCTGCTCTCGCCTTAGCCGCGTCGTCAGCGGACGCGCGCTCGCGGGCTGTGCGCGCGGAGTTCCAGCGGCTGAACCCATGCCCTGCCACCGGCGCCACACGCGGCGCCTGCAAAGGCTGGGAGGTCGATCACCGAGTGCCGCTTAAGTGCGGCGGCGTTGATCGGCCGGAAAACTTGCAGTGGCTTACTGTGACCGACCATCGCGCGAAGACGCGGGCGGAGGCCGGCTCGTGCCTAGCGACTCGCCTTCACTGGCGAGATCTCCTCGCCAGAGATATACCGCACCTGCCCTGTCCAGCGGTCCAGCACATAGGCATCGCCACCGCCGGTTCGCGCCGTGGGCACGACGGAAAAGCGACACAGGAAGGCGGCTAGCAATATGCCGGCAGAGGCCAGCGCGACGATGGCACGCTGAAACGATGTCATCAGAAGAGACCCCACGACCGGTCGATGCTAACCACGCGAGTGAGGGGTTCGTAGGTCGGATGAATGATGCGCGCCCGCCTCTGGTGCGGAAGTGTGGTCACGTTGCTCATTCCGCGCCTGCGCGCTGCCGTTTGACAGGTGCCGCCGGCACCTTTGCTGTGTCGAGAAAGGCTCGGACCATCGTCTCAAGGTTCGCCCACTGAGGGCCCGGCAATCGCGCGAGCCTTCCAACGGTTTCGGCCGTGAGCTGCCCCGTCCAGAAAGGACGTTCCTCGTCGTGGGCCCAGAGCAGCGCGTCAGCGCTGCAGCTGTACTCGCGGCAGATGGCGCGCAGCGTTGCCAGGTCGGGCGAACCGCGGCCGTTCTCCCAAGCGCTAACGGTCTTGCGGCGGTTCTTGGTTTCGTAGCCAAGCAACCGGCCTGCCTCATCCGCAGATAGGCCAGCGGCCTCGCGGTGTTCTTTCAGGCGCGCGCCGATGGCCAGCTTGATTGGGTCGACGGTGGAGCGGTCGTCGCTGGTCGGGGTGTCCATGGGCAATGAACCTAGAACACCTTCGCACTCGCTGTCGCACTCTGTTTGACATGCGATGTCTAAGGCAGTTAGACTGCACTGGTGAGCAAGGCAATCCTCAAGAAAGAGCAGGCTGCGCTGCGCGAGGCCGCTGAGGTCCTCGGCGGCCAGTCTGCTCTCGCTTCGGTCTGCGGGTTCAGCGACCGTCGCAACGTCTGGCCGTGGTTCGGTCAGGGTAGGCGCGTTCCTGCGGAGCACTGCCCAGCGATAGAGCGCGCCACGCGCGCGCGCGGACGACCTGTCATCTGCGAGCGGTTGCGTCACGACGTTGATTGGGCCGTGCTGCGCTTGCAGGCGGGCGCACCTGTCGAGAGCGCCACGGCGTGAACAGATTTCCCCATAGCCGCTTCACCGCGGTGCTGCGGCCGGCCTTGCCGGCCTTCCTCCCTGGGCCAGGCGCAAGCAGCAATGCAAGCGACCGGGCCGGCCGCAGCGGGGTACTTCATTCGAGTTCGAGCGCGCGGCGGATCCACTCTGCCCGCACCTGCTCGAGGATGCGCGCCAGCCAGAAGGCAACCGCCACCTCGGCCCACTCGTCGTCTGTGATGTTCATGGGCGGCATGGTGCGGCGGGGCGGCGGTGCGGTCACGCAACTTCTGCGGCGGGCGCTTTGCGCGCCTGCAACGTTGAGGGGTTAGGTCGTGGCGATGGGCGACGTCAATCAGGCCATCGTGGAACGCGCGAGGCGCAACCACCAGACCATCGTGCGGGCACTCACCGCCGCGAAGCAGGATCTGGTGGCCAGCCTGATCGGCGTGGACAAGAGCACGGTCACCCGCATGAAGGACGACCAGCTCGAACGCCTTTCTGCGCTGCTGGCCGCGTGCCGCCTCAAGGTGGTGAGCGAGGACCTGCTGCAGGTGGAGAAGGAAGAACTGAGCGCGCTGCGCTTCTTCGCCGGGCGCGGCGTGCAGCGGGCCGGCGACGAGCCGAGCGTGATGGGGGACCTGGAGTGATGGACGGCGTAGCCCTCAAGGAAGCCGGCCAGCAGCTGGCGCTCGACTTCGCTGGCGACTGGGCCGAGCGCGTGGTGGTCGAGTTCCGCGGCTGGGCCGCGATCGAGAAGGCGCGCGGCATGTCCACGTGCACGATCGAACGATTTCGCGCCGAGGCCGCGAACCAGCCCAAGTCGCACAAGGCCTGGGGTCCGTTGCCCGCAGCGCTGGTGCGCGCCGGCGTGCTGGCGCCGATGACGCACCCCGACGGCACGCCGGTGATGCGCAACGCTGCGGCGCCGAGGACGCACGCGCACCCGGTCCGCGTGTGGCGGCTGCTGTGAACCGGGAGTGACGATGGCAGAGAAGACGAGCATCGAGTGGTGCGACGCGACGTTCAATCCGTGGATGGGCTGCACGCGCGTGAGCCCGGCATGCGATGACTGCTACGCCGCGCGCAGCACGCCGGCGCGCACCATGGGCATCGAGTGGGGCGCCGGCCAGCCGCGGCGGCGCACGAGCGCATCGAACTGGAGTGAGCCACCGAAGTGGGCCAAGGCCATGCCCGCGCGCCTCGGCCGGCGGCCGCGCGTCTTCTGCGCGAGCCTGGCCGACTGGCTCGACAACGAGGTGCCGATCGAGTGGCTGGTGGACCTGCTCGACCTGATCCGCCGCACGCCCGAGCTGGACTGGCTGCTGCTCTCGAAGCGCATCGGGAACTGGCGCAAGCGGCTGGAGGAAGCGGCGCGCCACCTCGAAGGCGGGCATGAGTTGATGCTGCCGGCCATGGTCGAACAGTGGCTCGCGGGCAAGCCGCCCGCGAACGTCTGGCTCGGCTCCACCGTGGTGAACCAGGAAGAGGCCGACCGCGACGTGCCCAAGCTGCTCGCGGTGCCGGCGCGGGTGCGGTTCCTGAGCGTGGAGCCGATGCTCGGCCGTGTCGACCTGTGCGAGCCGTTCGGCATCTGGTGGAACCAGACCACCGGCGCGTGGGTTCACGACGGCGAGAGCGGCGGCATTCACTGGGTCATCTGCGGCGGCGAGAGCGGCCCGAAGGCGCGGCCGATGTCGCCAGACTGGGCGCGCTCTCTCAGGGACCAATGCGCCGCAGCCGGTGCGCCCTTCTTGCTGAAGCAATGGGGCGAGTGGCTGCCGATACTCGGCCAAGCCGAAGGCGTGCCCGTGGGGCGCAAAACGACGACGCCTGATGGTTGGGTGATGGGCTGGGCCGGCAAGGCCGCCGCTGGCCGCTTGCTCGACGGCCGCACGCACGATGGATTCCCGGCATGCTGACCGTCGCCGTCGTCCAGACCCCACCCGTTCTGCTGCGCCGAGTGGCCGCGGCCGCGTACATGGGCATCAGCACCGCTCTGTTCGACCGCCTCGTCGCCCAGGGAAAGATGCCGAAGCAGCGCCTGATCAGCAAGGGCACGACAGGTTGGCTGCGCACCGAGCTGGACGCCTGCGCCCACGCGCTGCCTGTCAGCGACCTGCCGCCCGGGCCCGGCCGCCGCAAAGAGCCTCAAGCCGAGCAGCCAGCTTCTTGAGCCACACCACCCGCTCCGAGTCGTAACGATGCAAGTTGTACGTCCCAACGATCCCCTCTGGCAGGTGGCCCAGCACTGCCTCACCGATTTCGTCGGGGCAACCGAGCGCGGCGAGCAGGGTACGGCTCGTGCGGCGCAGGTCGTGCGGGGCCCATTGCTGCACCGGCAGCCGCGGCCGCACCCACTCGGGACGCAGTGCGCAGCCCGGCATGTGAGTCCACACCGCAACGCCCACGGCCTTTTGCTCGATGTGGCCGCTTGCGCCGTGGCTGGCGAAGAGGTATCGCTCGCTGTTGGCGGCCAAGCGCCGGCGCACAACGGCTGCGGCGCGCCCGATGAGCGGCACGCGCAGGTCGGTCGTCAGAGGGTTGCGCCGCATCTTGAGCTTCTCTCGCGGGATGGTCCACCACAGCAGGCCATCGGCTTCGGCTGCCAGCTCGCTGCGCTCGATGGCGACGATCTCCGAGCCGCGGCACGCAGTCCACAGATACAGCGTGCACACGTCGTCGATGTCGCGCGTGAAGTTGGGCAACCAAGGCAGCAACTGCGCCAGCTCGGCTTCGGAGAGCACGCGCTTCTTCACGCCGGCTCGCTTGCCACTGACCACCTTGCCCTGGCTTGGCAGCTTGCCGCGCAGCACCAGGCGCCACCAGTTCGGCACGTCCGGCGCCAGTCGGCCGGCGTCGAGCGCGCGATCCCACACCGCGCCGAGCAGGCGGCGCAGCGCTGCGGCAACCACCGGCCGATCGCGCATGGCGTGGATCAGGTCGAAGGCGTCGGCGCGCGTGATCTGGGCGGCTGGCCGGCGCTCAATAGTGGCGAGCTCGCGCAGCAGGAGCCGCTCGGCCTCGCGATAGGTTTTCGCGGCCACCGCGCCCTTGTAGTCGGCGAGGAACTCAGTGCACGCCACGCGGACCGTGAAGGCGTCGGCGCTCGAGCGAGCGGCCGCCTCTGCCCGCCGCTGCCGACGCTGCTGCGCCGGGTCGACGCCGGCCGCGCGCGCGGTGCGCTGCGTCTCCCACGCGGCGATCGCGGCGGCGAACCCCATGGCCGGCCAGTGCCCGAGGCGCACCTGGCGCATGCGGCCGTCCACCGGGGACTTGAACCGGTAGCACCACGTGCGCGTGCTGGCCGTGGCCTGCAACCGCAGGCCGGGAGCCTCTGGCACCGTGAGATGATCGCCCGGCTGAAGTGCCTTGGCCGCCCGTGCGTCGAACATCGAAACCTACGCCGCCTCCCGAACCGACGCCAAAGGTACGCCAGTTTCGGATGCGGCGATAGGCGACATGAGGCCCAAAGATGGCGCGTTTCCTCGGGGCTGACAGGTGAGCGCTGGCCGTGCTACGGAGCACACCCCCATGATGCAGCAGTACCTGCGCATCAAGGCCGAGCATCCGGACATCCTCGTCTTCTACCGGATGGGCGACTTCTACGAGCTCTTCTTCGACGACGCGCGCAAGGCGAACCGGCTGCTCGACATCACGCTCACCACGCGCGGCCAGAGTGCCGGCGAGCCGGTGGTGATGGCCGGCGTGCCGGTGCAT